TTACTGCTCTGCTCGTTCCGGGGCGTAGACAGTGAAAAGGTCGATGTAGTCATCCTCCGAAGTCAGATCTTCCTCCATGTCATACCGCACATAGTAATCTCGAATCATGTACCCCCGGTAAGGGTCAGACAAGGTATAAAGCTCCCTGGTAGAGAAATCAACCAAGCAATATCCCGTGGTACCAAGTCTGCTGTCATCGCCGTGGTTCTTCTGATCTACATAGAACTCCACCACTTTGTCCAGGCAAGTCTGGCAAAGGGAATCCTTCAGCTTATCGAAGTTAACCTCATCTTTGGCTTTGTAGTAAATTTTCGCATCGCTATAGCCACGGTTCGGCATTCCAGAAATCATCGCACTTCCGCAGCCCTCGCCATAAGAATTAACCCTCGTACTCGTGCCACTTTGACCGAACACCTCATTACCGTCATCATCAAAAGCTCTAACTTCGGTATCACTTATAGACAGGTCGTTCAGATGGATAATTCCTATCGAGTCCTTTTTTCCATAATACGACATAAGACTGCCACCTCCGTTGCCGCAGATGGAACAGTCCTCTTGACCAATATTGGACTCTACGGATAATTCATATTCTGGTTTTTCTTGCTGGGTTGCAGACTCCGCAGATTCACTGGATTGTCCGCAACCACAGAGTAAACAGGTCATAAGCACTGTAAGGAAAAAGGATCTACGTTTCATGGTGTCCTCCAAATGAAATAAGGACAGCCGCAACATCAGCCATCCTTACTTTCTTACGATTCCTTGCATATATGCTTCTACCAATGCCTTCTCCTGCTCGTTCATAGCATTCCAGGTAGTGAGAAGGCGTTTCTGCTCTTCTGTCAAATTTGGCAGTTCATCGTCCTCCGAGAAAAATTGAGCAAGGGTCATATCCAGCCCTTTGCAAATTTTCTCCAATGTCTGTATGGTTGGAACACTCTGCCTGTTCAGCAGTGTGGAAATTGAAGATTGCGAGATGCCAGATTTCTGGGCAAGGCGGTATCTGCTCATTTGCTTCTGTTCACACAACTGTTCTATTCTGTCAATGATATAGTTCTCAGCCGACAAGTAATCTACACCTCACTTCCGAAGTCTTTACCCATATTGTACTTGGAAATGGGGATTCTTATTAGATTGTCACTGACGAACCATTTTACTTTGGAGTTGCGATATATGTAGGTAAAAAAATAAGGTTGCGATTCCAGTATAGCATAATGTTATCGGCACGAAAACACTTTCATACAAAATACTTCGGCATTGCTATGCAAGTTGATACGCACTGCCGAATTAGATATAATTTTCTTTGGCTCTGCTATGCAGGGTACGGTACTGGTAACGACCCACCAGGATAGGAAGGGGGTGTTTCAACTGAAAGGGAAATTAGAGTTGTCTGCGAAATGGCAAGGGTCATCAAAAGCCGAAAAGCGAAAGGCTGCAAAGAACCGTATTAAAAATGCCTATGATAATGAAGCGGAGGTGGAAATCGTACCTGCCGTGTCCGAACTGGAGGCGGACAAACCAAAAATCATACGGGTTGCAGCCTACTGCCGAGTCAGCACTGATGAAGATGCCCAGGCTGGTAGTTATGAATTGCAAGTCCAATATTATACCGAACTCATCACTAGAAACCCGGACTGGGAGTTAGTAAAAATATATGCCGATGAGGGTATCTCCGGCACAAATGTCACCAAACGAATGCAGTTCCAGGAAATGATACGAGATTGCTACGATGGGAAAATTGATCTGATTATCACAAAGTCCATCAGCCGCTTTGCTCGTAACACCTTGGACTGCATTTCTTATGTCCGGCAATTACGAAGCCTTGAACCTCCTGTGGCAGTGTTTTTTGAAAACGAAAATCTGAATACCACTGACCGAAGGAACGAGGCGTTCATCGCCATGCTCAGTAGCGTGGCACAGGGTGAGTCAGAGAATAAATCCGAAGCTATCAAATGGTCAATCAAGCGGCGGTTTCAAAAAGGACTGCCACTCTGCCCGACTTGGGCACTCCTCGGCTATACCACAGACGATGATGGGAATATGGCTGTTGTGGAAGACGAAGCCGCCGTGGTTCGCTTCATCTACGAGAACTACTTGGATGGATGGAGCGTTAAAGAAATTGCTGATGAATTGACACGGCTCGAAATCCCCACGGTCAAAGGAATGGGGAAATGGAGTGTGGGAACGCTCTATAGTATGCTCCATAATGAACGCTACTGCGGCGATGTCGTTATGCAAAAAACCTACACACCAGACTGTCTGTCCCATCGTTCCGTAAAGAACCGTGGTCAAGAACGCAAGTACATTATGCGTGACCACCATCCAGCTATCATACCACGGCAACAATGGGACGAGGTGCAGGAATGCTTAAGGACCCGGCGTAGAAAGCGCAAAAAGCAAGTCAGCCAGGATACACCTGTGACCCTCCAGTTCATCAGACGAGGGCGAATGAAAGGATATCTTGTCCTTGACCCGCAATGGTCAAAACGTGATGTACCAAAAATCCAAGAAAAATTACAAAAGAGAGGTAATGTAAAATGTTAGAGAATTTCCAGGTAATCGAGATCAAAAAGACTGTAGCACAGAAAGAGGCTCCGCTGAATGTTATCGTGGAGCCGAAACGCATCCGCTTTGTCAAAGCTGTCGTTGAGGTGCTGGGCTATCCGGCGTATGTCCGCTTCCTGTTCAACCCGGAAACCCGCCAGTTCGCCGTACAGGTCGGCAAAGGCAATGAGGGCAACACGGTCAAGTTCTCTAAGGCAAAGGAGGAACAGAAAACCGCTGTCCTTTTCCAGAACGAGCCGATGATGGAAGTAATCCGTGGTGCTATGAAGGAATGGGACCCGGAAACCAAGTACATTATGACTGGCGTTTACTCCAAGGAGGACAAGGCGGTCATTTTCGATCTGGCAAAGGGTATCCCTTATGCCCGGAGACACCTTAAGAAAAACATCGAAGAATAAGCACTAAAATAGCAGCCCTCCCAGAACAACGGTTGGGGGTGGGCTGCTACTCTTTATTCTGTCACTTCGACCGCAAGCTGTGTTCCGTCAAGAAAATGGAACTCCAGCTCGCCGCCATGCTGGACGATTACATAGTCCAGAACCTTGCCGACCAGCAAAAGGTCGATTTCTTTCATCGGTTTCATCTTGGTAAGCTCCAGCATCTGCTTTGCCCTGAAGCGTTCCAGGGCGTTGCCGCTTTCAGCCTGTGCTTTCCAAGTTTCTGTGAACTCTGCCCGGTTCTCCAGAATGCCATTCCACGCCATAACGAAAGCCCCATGCAAATCCGATTCTTTCAAGTTCTCGCTGTGGCAAGTGACCACACCTTTTTCTCGATAGCGGTTGCCGCATTGCCAGACCTTGTAAGTGTTGTTCAGGCGGTACCAGGTACGCCGCCAGAAAACCTTGCCGCACTCTCCGCACAACACCCGGTTGGAAAAGGGTTGCTCATCTGTGTAACGCCCCATCGTCCGCAGGCTGTGGGCTGCCATATAATTCTGCCGCCGTTCCAGTTCAAGCTGAACCGCATCCCAATACTCTGGGTCGATGATAGCTTCGTGGTTACCCTTGACATGGTACTGTTCCAGTTGACCTTCGTTCTTCACAGTCTTTTTCGTAAGATAATCGGAAGTGAAAGTCTTCTGCAGAATGGCATCGCCCATGTATTTCTCATTCCGCAAGATCCCGAAAATCGTGCTGGCCTGCCACTTTGCTTCGCCCATGCACCCCGGAACTCCTTCATCCCGAAGGCGGCGGCTGATAACATCGGGATTGATGCCGTTCATGAACTCCGTATAAATCCGTCGGACAATCGCTGCCTGTTCCTCATTGATGACCAGGTTGCCTTTCTCGTCCTTGTCGTAGCCCAGAAAACGGTTCGTGTTCAGATGCAGAACCCCCTGTTTGAAAAGGGATCGGATACCCCACTGGCAGTTTTCCGAGATTGAACGGCTCTCGTCCTGTGCCAAGGAAGAAAGAATGGTGAACAGCAACTCTCCAGAACTGTCCATCGTGTTGATGCCTTCCTTTTCAAACTGGATGCCGATGCCCAGGTCTTTCAGCTTTCTGGAGTAGTTCAGGCAGTCCTGCGTGTTACGGGCAAAACGGCTAATGGATTTTGTGATAATCAAGTCGATTTTTCCGGCTTCGCAGTCTGCAATCATGCGATTGAAATCATCTCTGCGTCTGGTGTTGGTGCCGGAGATGCCTTCATCAGCATAAATGTCAGCCAGTTCGTAGTTCGGATTCCGATTGATGTATTCGGTGTAGTAGGTCACCTGGTTTTCAAAGCTGTTGATCTGCTCTTCATGGTCGGTGGAAACTCGGCAATAAGCCGCCACCCGGATTTTTCGGTCTGTCACAGTAGCTCGATTGCTCATGCCACGCCGTGCAGGAATGTGTACGATTTCTCTTGCCATATAAATCAGTCCTCTCTTTTGAATGCGTCATATTCATCTTTGGGGTAAGCGGTAAACCGCCGCATCCCATATTCATCTTCATACTGAACCACTACAATCGGCTCAGTAATCGTTCCCCAGCTATTTGCCACCTCTGCTGGTAGCCAGATTCCCTTGCAGGCATCTTTGCTGACCTTGTTATTTGTCCGGCAAACCCAATACTCCTGTCTGCCCTTATTGCTCCAGTTGTGAATTAGCTTTGCTCCGCAGTGCGGGCAGTACATCATATTAGAAAGTGGGTAGGTGTTTTTGCTACTCCGTGGCTTGTCCGTCTTTGGACGGGCTGGCTTTTGCAAATGTTCGCTCCGCTTCTGCAAAATTTCCTGCACCTTATCCCACTGTTCAGGCGGTACGATGGGTTGATGGTTCTCTGCAATGTACCACTGGTCAACCTGTCCTTCATTCTTGCGTTGCTTGCGGCGGCTGTCCCTATAGGTCTTTTGCAAAATAAGATCGCCCTTATAGGAAACATTGTGAAGAACACGAAACACTGCCGTGTCATCCCAATCTCCACCAGCACACCCTGGAACACCATTTTTGTTAAGATACTGCTTAATCTTGCTGGGCCAGATGCCTTGCTCCGCTAAGTCAAATATCTGCCGCACCACTGCGGCTTTTTCTTCATCAATCACGATGTCACCCTGTGCGTTGGCTTTGTAGCCGAAGGTACATTCCAAACCATGGGCTGGAATGCCGCTTTCAAATTTCCGCTTGTAGGTCATCTTCGCGTTAGCGGATGCACCTTCACTCTCTGCCTGGGCAAATGCTGCAAGGATGGTCAACATCAACTCACCTGCACCGGACAGCGTGTTGATGTTCTGAAGTTCAAAAAAAATACCGACACCTATGCTTTTCAGTTCTCTGGTGAACTTCAGCACGGTTTCGGTATTTCTTGCGAATCGGGATATGCTTTTTACCACGATCAAATCTATATTGCCAGCCCTGGCATCCTCTATCATCTTCTGGAATCCGGGGCGGTTTTCCTTATATCCTGAAATGCCCTGATCAGAGTAGATGCCAACGAACTCCCATTCTGGATTGGCGGTAATAAAGCCTTTGAAATAGGTGGTCTGATTTTCCAGGGAGTCTTCCTGCTGAAGACTGTCAGTGGATACTCGCACATAGGCGCAGACCTTTTTCTTCTGCTGTTGTACTGCCTTCGTGGGCTTGATTACCTTGATTCTCATGCTCTGTTCCTCCTTCCATTTGTGGTAGTCTATATATCACTCTACACCGCCGATTAGTCAAGCAATAGCTGTGCTATTTTTCGGTGAATTTTTGTGTGTAAAAAAGGAAGCCCGGCAGCTCATACCACCGGGCAAAACCTTACAGCTTGGTTGCGTAATCGAGAGAAATCCAGCCGTTACGCTTGTCCGCATAGGACTTCAGAAGTCCCCACTTGGTAGCACCAAGGCCGGTCGCTTCCTCAACGATTGTAAACACCCCAGCCCCAGTGAACTTGTACCACTTGGCATAGTTCGTACCAGGACCCTTGCGGATATTGAGGTCAGGAATCTTGACCCGAACCTTATACGGCACTTTGCTGGTTGTTGGAGCAGATGGGGTGGACTGCTGACTACCGCCGAGATTTGCAGTAACTCTCGCTGCCAGATCACCAAGCCTTGCATAGAGCCAGTTGCCTGGACAGCTTTTATTTGCAAACCAGCGGTGAATCGTCAGCACCATCTCATCGGCTTTCGGCTTGTAGTTCAGAGTCGTAGTCTTGTCCCCAAGCCAGAGCAGTTTCTTCTTACCGTTCCGCTTGCAGACATCGGTGCAGAGCTTAACCAGAGATTCGTACACTGCAGTATTCATCGCATACGGCTCAGACATATCGCTGGCGCACTCGATGGTGATGGCTCTCTGGTCATTGGCGCCACTGGAAGAACACCAGCTACGGTTCTTCTCTTCCACGCAAAGGGAAATCCGACCGTCCTTGCCAATGCCGTAGTTACAGCTTGCCTGCCTGGACGGACTGGTGAAACAGCCGCAGATGCTCTCGCAGGAGAGCTGCCCCACCACGCAATGTGGCGTGATGCAGTCGATGGAATGGGTTCTCTGCCCAGAATGGTTCGGGCTGAGTTTGGTATAGGATACCAGGGAACTGTTCGTGTAAGCCATATTATTCATCCTCACTTTCCGAGCGGTCATGGAGCTGCTCTAAAACGGTCTTGATCTTTTCCGGCACAGGCAGACCAAGGTGTGCCGCATTCTCCAGAAGGCTTACGCCCTCGTTGGAGATGTAGAAGAAAATAACTGCGGTTCGCAGGACACTGCCGGTCCCGATGACCTGCACATCAAGGATGTTTGCAATCCCGACCAGCAGGAAAATCAGTACCTTCCGGCAGATGCCCCGGAACCCTACTTCACTGGAGAGGGTCTTGTCGTTGATGGCACACATCACACCCGTGATGTAGTCGATGACTACAAAGGCAATGAGGGCATAAAGCAGGCCATCGCAGCCACCGAGAAAGTAGCCGAGCCACCCTCCAATGGCAGTGAAAATAAGCTGAATCGTGTTCCAGAATTCTTTCATGGTGTTTGTCCTCCTTAAAATTTGGTGTAAAAAAAGCACCTCCGAAGAGATGCAAGTTTCCGTTTACTGCTCTTGAATGATATAAGTGACCTTCATGGTCTTGTCCGCTGTTTTCGTAACGGGCTCCGACAGGTTGTTGATGGTTGCGAGGTAATTCGACAAAATCCCAAAGCCGGCCGTGGTGTAATTACCACAGCTAATAAAGTACACCATCGGATTTCTCAGCACTGGGGTGTAGCAATAATGGCGGTTGCTACTGTACAGACGGTTGCTTTCCATTTTCAGGAACTCGTTAGTCGCACTGTTTCCCACATAGAGGTCATTTCCATTGTCATCGTAGTAAATGCGGCCGTTGACTGCAAACTCTGGCAGACCAGGAATGGTAGTCATTCCATTCTCTTTCATCTGCACCACATTGGCTGGATTGGTCAGCTCGAATTTGTAAACATGATACGGGCTGTTGTAGCTTTTCACATACACAAAGCCGTCATGCACATAGGCATATCTCATACCATCTGTAGACAGCCCGACATCCGTGGTATTTGTCATCGTATAGCTGGTGACCTTCCAAGTGCCAAAATCAATCTTTACAATATTGAAGGTTTCACCCGGCTTTGTCTGATAATTTGCAGCACCACAGACATATAGTGCGTTGGTAGCCGGGTCAAAATTATAGGCATTCCGGCCAGTCACATCGATGCCCTCATCAAGTGTCCACTCTTCCACCAACGGCTTCTTATACCTCGGATTTTCCAGAACAGACACTGTTTTCAGATAGGCTCTCCGCTTGGTAATCGTCAACTTCGTACCACTATCAAACCGAAAGTAATAGGCGGCATCAGTATCAAGATCGATGACAAAAAGAAGCTCGGTCGTGCCAACAGTAAAACCAGTGTATTTATCGCCAGTATTCGCCCCAGTATAGTCGGTGTACACATACTGCAAATAACCACCATCCATAATCACAAATGGAGGATGGTCGGAAGTAAACACTGCATCTGTACTGCCATAGGCGGTGTATCCGCCATTGACATGAGTCAGGCAGACACACGCAATCGTTCCGTTTGCCTGAGAGGTCTGGAAATCATACACATACTTCATATAGCGGTCGGTCAAGTTCAGTTCGCTCTCCGTCTGGTTGAAACTACCACGAACCTTGCCCGTGGTATTGTTCTGCTGCCCATAGACTGCACAACCCACCAGTCCGGCATTTGCAGGTGGATAAAGCCCATCCGCATTTTCCTCGATGGTGTTATCGAACAGGAGCAGTCCGCCCAGTAGTTTCTGATAATATGGGGCAAAGCCGTCATACATCCTACCAGGGTCTTTCACCAACCCCAGCGGCTTGAAGATATTTGCCAGGGCGTTGGTCACCATGTTCTGCTCCAGCACCGTTTCCGTCTGGCCGGTATTCACATCTGTCATCTCGATTTTCATTGTTCCTTTAAGCATCTCACGCCCTCCTTAATTGATATAGGTGATCTTGAACCGTGACAGAGCCGCATTGTCGTGGAGAATAAATCGGAAGTGGATACGTTTGCTCTCCGGCAGGCTGTTCCATAGTTCCTCTACATCGGTGTTCAGCCAATCACCAAGCTGAACTTCTTCAGAATAACTCCCACCGTCATCCAAGGAAATGCAGACACCGACCATGCCTGAATATTCCGCTGTCAGCAGCTTGATACCGATAATGGAAATATGACTCATATCCGCTACTGCTTCCAGTGTCTGTGGATAGGGATAGGCTTTGGCAGTCATTTTCAGCAGTTCTTCACTGCCACCAGCTTTCCACAGATACATCTCTGGATTCACCAGCGGAGTCAGCACTCTGGAAGACGGTAATTCCTCAAATCCATACTTAAGGAACATCGCCGCCGTAAGGGAATCAACCTCACAGGGAACCAGTTCTTCATCCGCTACGGTATAAAAGTTATCGCCCTGTTTCAGCAGGTAGCCATAAGAGAACGTGTCGCTCTCCTCATACATGGCGTAGTCGATGATCCATTCCTTGCCCTCCGTATCTTGATGATAAAAACTTACCTGTATACCACTACCGCTACCATCCGCCAGGGTCAGCGGAATGGTCTTTCCGTTGCATACCAGCTCGGAATAACCCAAATTCCCGGCATTGGTCGGTGTCTGGATAACATTGAGGAACATATCGTTATTGGAGAGCAACAGTAACTCGTAAATGAGCCGATTGGCTTCGACCCGGTCACGATAAACGGTATAGCCCTCAAAGCGGTATTTCAGAAATTGCAGACCATTGGTGGTTTCTCCTGTCTGGCGATACATTGCTGTGGAGCAACCATCCCTTCGGAGGATCTTCAACTGCTCGGAATTTGCTCCCAAGCCAATCCAGTGGTTACTGGAGAGGTAAAGCGTTGCTGCCAGATTCCCGTTAAATTTGAAATCTGCAAGTCCCGCAGTTGTATAGGTGCTGTCATCGTTGTAGCCATCATGGATTACTTCCATGCCCTCGGTGGTATTGAGATATGGGATCAGAACCGTTTTCAGAATCCCTATTTCCGCAACCAAATGCACGGTCACTGGTGTAGCAAAAGTGAAAGTCAATCCATTGCAGGGAATCGGCTCAGTCGGCTCATAAGGCAGACTGCCCTGGTAGACCTCCTCGGTCATTTCTTCATCTGCAAAAATCGTGATTTCACCATCACCCTCAAAACGGTATATCCGTAATGCCTGTTCTGGAGCATAGGAAAAAGGGCTTTCCGAAAGCTCGATGTCCTCCGGCTGCCCCTTTCTCCACAAATATTTGTTTTCCTCTATCAGCACTTTGCCACCTCCAGTTTTTCCACTCTTTCGAACTGCTCTGTGTTTACCGCCAGATGCTGGAGCATTCCTCGGTTGATAGCCTCTGCTGCGGAAACAAAGGTATAATCGGAAACCATGCAAAAGGCGTTCTTTTCATCCAGCTCTACCATCGTCCTGTTGTATTGCGGCGGGAAGTTTGCATCGACTGTGAAAGTCTTGATAACTTCCATGACAGTCAAACGCTCGTTCAGCAGATCATAGCCAAAGTCACCATCGCCAAAAGCAATCCGTGCAATGGACTGTGTAATAGCAGAACGGCTCTGTGCCGGATAAAGAATGGAAACAACATCGCTTTTAATCGGGTCTGCAACCAGACCAACCTGTCCGATGCCAATACGGTCGATGTTTTCCGTGATACTGATACGACCATTCCAGTCACCGATACCAGCAACCAGACCTTGACCACTGATGGTAGCACGAATTTGTGCTTCACCGATATTCAAGGTGCCGCCTGTCATTTTTAGATATACAGAAAGCGTGTTCTCGCTATTTGCAACGACCTGGGTAATGGGGAGGAATAGAGTCAAAATGTGCTTTCCATCAATACAAGTCTTGGTGGGTTTGAAGTTCTCCACTTCTTCCAGGTTCATCTTGTAAATGACCGTCAGTTCCGCCTGCCCCTTTTCCGTAAAAGAGTAGGTCACTGGCTTTTTCACTGGGGTATCCGTCACACCATCTTCTGTTGCCGCATCCTCGTACTGTGCTGTACCAGTGATCTTCTTTTCCACTTCATCGGCATTGACTTCCAGCAAAAGCTCCGCTAAGAACTGTGCAGTCGTTTCTTCCTTTGAAGTGAATGTGATGGAAAGAACTTCTGTCGGAGAGGTGCCGATTTTGAAGGGTGAAACGTTTGTAAAGTTGTATACTACAATTTTTCCGGCTTCTACCGTATTGAGCAGACCAGAGATGTTCTTCTCATTCCGGCTTTTAGCACTGGAGAGCTTTGGATTCTTACCAACACACTTTAGGCTGTGCTTACCGTTCACTTTGTAGGTAATACCTGTAATGCAAGAAATCTTACTCTCATCCGCATGACCACCAGAAAAGGTCAAAATGTCACCGGGGTCCAGAGCCGGGTTGCCAATGGTAGTAGAATCGAAGGGAACATAGTCAACTACCACAATCCGATCCAGAATATTTCTGAGAATGCGTTCTCTCGTGGTTTTCAGACCAAATTGTAAAAGCGGATTCACTCCAAGATTCAGTGTTAATCCATCGTCTACATCCAGAGCATAGTATTCAGCGGTTTCTGTTCTCATATTGGTGGAGGATACCGCCGTGTACCGGGTAACAAAATCTGAATAGGAACTATCGAACCGCTGAGTCGTAGGAATATCCATCACAGGAGTGGTGCCGTAAGAAACAAGTTCCAGCCGCCCTTCTCTGTCAATTCGGCAAAAACACCCCAACACCTGGGCCGTGTAATATAGCAGATCACGATAGGTTTCTATGTCATTATCCGAATAGATGCCCAGCACTTCCTTGCCGTTTGGCATCTGCTCGATCTCCTCACGGCTGTGTGCCAGCTCCACCTTACAGTCGTTGCAGGCAGAAGCAAGGAAATTGTATGCCGTACCACTGGATGCATTCAGCTTTAAGGTCTTGTCGAATCGGAGCATATAATCATAGGCTTTCAGTTCCAGGCAACGGATAGCTCGGTTTGCTTCGCTGACCTCAAATACGCCCATAGGAACTTCTTCCTCCGAGCCATCCTCATACACCAGATGGAATGATAGCCGAATCTCTGCTCCGTCCAGAGTATAACGGTCAACATCCGAATACAGGCTAATACCCATTTCAGCCGCATACACCGTACCTAACTCAATCTCCGTACTTCCGCAGCACTGCCGGGTAATGTAGCCGGAGCCTTTCACAATGTCTTCATTCCCAAATGGATAGGTCTGGTGATTCTTCGTAACGATACTGCCCGTCCAGTAAAATGTACGGGTGTTTTTCTGCACCGCTTCCATGAATTTATCGCTGACTGGATACATCAAAACACCCCTTTCTTAGAACTCATTCAGCGTAAAGGATACCTTCCACAGTCCTTTGTAGGAGGTGTCCTTTTCCAGCTTTGCCTTATATCCCGTGATATACATCTCCGCTTCCTTCTGCTCCAGCGTTTCCGTATCAAAAAATCGGACGCTGATCTTTGCTTTCTGTTTATACATTGTCAGCTTCTTCAGCCAACGTGGAGTTACAGAAAAATCAACGGATATGGTGTGAACGCCGGAACGCACCACATCCCGCTGGGTAGTCCCAGCTTCTGTTTCGCCGGAGGAATCTGCCTCCACATCGTCCATCGCTACATCGTAGGATGTCGGTAAAGGAAGATTCTCCCCGTCAAAAACAAGATACTGTATAAATGCCATCGGCGCACACCTCCTTATCGACCGCCGGAACGAAGGCTCATCCGTTTCTGTGCATCCACGATGACTTCGTCCAGCAGGGTATTTCCCAGATAGACTGGGATAGAAATCGTGCCTGTGTTCTGGCTACCCATGCCGTCCAGCATCTCACGGATACCAGAAAGCAGACTGGACACAGCTCCATCAGACACACCGCCATTGGTACTGCTACCGCCAGCCATCTGAATAGCAGACACCTGGGGATTGATGACCATATCAGCAGCTACTCCAGACACGGCTTTCTGTACCAAACCACGGCTCTTTTCGATGCCTTTCGCCAGACCAGACATGAAGTCCGGCATCCAGCTCTCGTAGTCCGTCAAAGGTCCTTCGTCCGGGACCGAGAAATGCAGGACGGAACGGATTTTATTTGCTACTCCTGTCACGGCATCGGTGACGGCACTGATGCAGGACTTGATGCCGTTGACGATGCCCATGACCAGGTCTTTGCCCCAGATGAACGCCTGGGATGCAAGCCCCTTCACATAGCCAACCGCTTTCTCAAAGCCGGAATGGATGACCGTGTATATCTGACCGATGATGCTGCCGATGGCAGATTTTACATTGTTCCAAATGCTCGTGATGACCGACTTAATCGTATTCATCACAGAGGAAATCATGGATTTAATGCCGTTCCAAGCCGAGGACACTACACCCTTGATGGCATTCATCACTGTAGTGACCGCATTTTTAATGGCATTCCACACAGTCGTGACTACACCCTGGATAGCTGTCAAAACCGTGGTAACCACGGACTGGATCGCCGTCCAGATGGTCTGGAATACATTCTTGATGCCCTCCAGCACAGGGGTAAGAAAAGCAACGATGGCATTCCAGATTTCCTGTATCTTCTGGGACACAGCTGTGAAAGCTCTCTCGATCAGAATACGGATGGCTTCAAATATGGTTTCGAACAAATACCGAAATGCTTCCAGAAGTGGAGAAATCGTATCATAGATGCTCTGCCATACAGAGGTGATCGTATTCCAGATAGTGGTCATCACGCCGCTGATGCTCGTCCACGCTGATGTGAACACTCCCGTGATGCCTTCCCACAAAGTTGTGAAAAATCCAGAGATTGCACCCCATACTGCCTGGGCAATACCAAGGATGGACTCCCATGCCGTAGACAGGAAAGAGGTGATGGCATTCCAAGCCGTGGTGACCGCCTGTTTGATGCCCTCCCACAAATTGATCCAGAACTGCCGGAACCCCTCGCAGTTATTCCAGAGATAAATGAAAGCTGCAACCAGGGCGGCAATCGCTGCAATAATCAGGGTGATGGGGTTCGCCAACATGGTCACATTCAGTGCGGCAAAGGCTCCCTTTACCACATTGATGGCTCCAGCAATCTTCGGCACGATGGTCATAATCGTACCGATGGCACTGACCACCTTGCCAATCACTATCAGCACAGGCCCCAATGCCGCCGCAAGTAATGCCACGGTCATTACGACCCTCTTCGTGCCTTCGCCCATGCTATTCAGCCAGTCCACAAATTTCTGAATCCAGCCGACAATCGTGCGAATCGCAGGCATGAGCAACTCACCAAAGGAAATGGCAAGCTCCTCAAGCTGCGATTTTAAGATGGTAAGCTGGCCTTCCAAGTTGTCCTGCATGGTAGTAGCCATCTTTTCTGCGGTACCATCACAGTTGGTAATGGCACTGTTCAGCTTCTCAATATCGCCTGGTGCAGCGTTCATCACGGCAAGGAAGCCGGACATCGCATTTTTACCTACCAGAGCTTCCGCATTTGCAGAACGCTCGGATTCGGACATCTGGGAAAACGCTACTCGGCAATCCGCCAGAATATCTCCAAGGCTTCTCATGCTACCGTCCGCATTGGTGGTCTGAACCGTCATCTCGCCAAATGCCGCACCAGAGAATTTGACCTCGCCAGTGAGGTTGGTCAGCATGGTTCGCATGGCAGTACCAGCCTGGGAGGACTTGATACCTGCATTCGCCATCAGACCGATGGCTTCCGCTGTATCCTCTGCAGTGAATCCCAATGCACCCGCAACAGGCGCACAATACTTGAAAGTTTCGCCCATCATGCTTACGTTCGTATTCGCATTGGAAGATGCTGCCGCAAGAATATCAGCAAAATGCCCTGAGTCTGCAGCAGACAGACCCAGGGCGGTAAGTGCATCAGTAACGATATCAGATGTGGTTGCCAAGTCCTCGCCGGACGCTGCGGCAAGGTTCATAATGCCCTCGATACCGTCCAGCATATCACCAGTTTTCCAGCCGGCCATCGCCATGTAATTCATCGCTTCGGCGGCTTCGGATGCGGAGAACTTGGTCTTGGCACCCATCTCTCTGGCTTTATCCCGCAGGGCTTCCAGATCGGAACCCGTAGCCCCGGATACCGCCGCCACCTGGCTCATGGCACTGTCGAAGTCAGCGGCGGTCTTTACTGCCGCTGTACCAAGGGCGGTAACGGCACCTGTGACGGGGAGGAGCTTCTTTCCGGCAGATTCGATGTTGGAACCTACCGTCTGCAGCTTTTCACCCGTGGCAGAAATCTTCTGCAGGGCAGTCGCAGATTGATTGGCCTGCTCTTCCAGGCGTTTCAGCTCCTGCTCGGTTTCCACGATCTCACGCTGGAGTCCGTCATACTGCTCCTGGGTGATCGTACCGTTCTTCAGAGCTTCGTTTGCCTGTTCCTGAGCGGTTTTCAGAGTCTGGAGTTTATTCTTCGTTTCCTCCACGGCTTGTCCGAGCAACTTATGCTTCTGGGCTAACAGTTCTGTATTGCCAGGGTCCAGTTTCAGAAGTTTCTCTACATCCTTAAGCTGGGACTGCGTGGACTTGATCTCTTTGTTTACATTTGCGAGGGCCTTGGTAAGCCCGGTAGTATCACCGTTGATCTCAACCGTGATGCCTTTGATACGGTTTGCCACGCAAGGTCACCTCCTTAGAATCTGTCCATATCCTCCTGGCTGGCAAGCTGCGGATATTTGTAATCGTCATTGTTGCTCTCGGCATACATATCATTCACCAGACCTATCGAAAGTAGGTCCAGGTCACGGATAGAGATGCCAAGTTGAACACACCGCAAAAGAAACAGCGGCGTTGTCATTTCTCGCTCACTTTTGCGAAGTTTTTTTTAGACTCGACCTCGGACTGTACATTCAGACCCCAAAGCTCGATGATCTCCGGCAAGACCTGGTAGATGGAGAAGGTGTTAAACTCGTCCAGCCAATCTTCCGGGGAGTCCGGCACAGCCGTGGAATCTGCGTGTTTCGCCATGACAAAAGCGATGTTTTCAAACATCTCCAGAGAAAAAAGGTCAAGGCTGGACTGCTCCTCACTGGAGGAATCCACAGCCTTCTCCAAATCACGGAGGTCTTTGTAAATATCACGATGGAATTTCAGGCGATAGATACGGGGAATCGCCGCACTCGCCTTAAACATCACATCCTTACCATCAATATTGATTTTCTTCGTCATTCCCATGATCCTTTACCTCCTCACTTAAGAGCCGGACTTCGTAGACACAGACTTGGCGGCAGACTGAACTGCGGCCTGCGCCTCGGCAGTCGGCATATACACAGCTTTGTACCAGTCGTTGTAGACCGTGGCATCCGTGGTGTTGCCAGTCTTGGCCTTGACCATACCATTTGCAAGCGGCGTGGCCTTGATGGTCAGCGTTTCCGTCTGGACTTCCTTGCTGTCCTCGTTGGTCTTGCCCTCAATGCCCGGACGGGATGCGGAACAGTTATACAGCACATGGCGGATGTGCTTCTGGTCACCATCGAACTCGAAAAGCAGGGCGAAGGATGCCAGCTCGACCTCAGAGTTCTCAATGAGGACACCCTTGGCATCCAGCTTTTCTTTCAGCACATCCGTCCGAAAGCTCTCCGGGATCATGGCAAGCTCCAGATCGCCGTCATAACCCATGTTGTTATTGATGACATAGTAGGCCACACCATCTGCATAGAAGTTCTCCGGCTCGCCATTTGCATCCAGAGAAATAGATACGGAACCGGGCATCGGAGTCGGTGCAGCGTAAGACACTGCTCCGTCCTCCGCAATCGTCAGCAGGGCGTAGTGTGCATTTTTAAGGTTGAATTTGACCTTGTTATTCTTATCAGGCATAGTTAAACCTCCAATTCATAAAGCACCTCGTACAGACCCTCACTGGCGATCCATACTTCGGTCTTGTTGTAAAATAGTTCATGTTTAGAAAGCACCGACTCGATACGGGCTTCCAGTTGCGGATCTTTCTTATCCGTGTACAGCTCCAGATTCAGCCGGGAAATGGCAAAGTACACAATGCCATCTGCGGCAAAGTTATCGGAACCCGGATACAGAAAAATCAAAAAGGGAGGATCCGGTGACTCTCCCTCGGCAAAATGGTCATACGCATGGGGAAGACCCATCTCAGTGACCATTGCTACTACTTCTTCATGGCTCATCCAGACAGTCCCTCCTTAATCCGGTCTTCCAGGTCACGGATGCCTTTTTCTTCGGCAGCGGCGATATGTGGCCTTGCGGCAACCCGACCACCGCCACGCTTGGCATGACCGTGTTCCAGCAGATGGGCAATCTGATAGCGATTGGCAGAATGAACGGTCATCTCCAGCTTAGTGGAGGTTTCCGTCTGCTTTGATGCCCGCCAACTCTTGCTGTAGGCCCCGGTGTCTTTCGGGGCGTGGGCTTCGATTTCATCCTTTACGGTCTTGGCAGAATGTCGTACCGCTTTCTTCATCGTGTCAGTAGCAAGATCTGCATATTCCTCCAGACCTTCCATAATGGCATCTGCCAGACCGTCAACAGGTACATTCCGACCCATTCCATCACCTCCGAACCTTAGTAGCAGTCAGCTTCAGCGTTTTATGCCGGAACTGAAAATCATCCACAAGCGTAATGTTGTAGATGCACCCCTCGAACAAAATGCGGTAATGATCGCTGTCCATATCCTTGAGTGCCGCACAATAACGCACCGTGAAAGTATAGCTATCTGAAGCTACGGTCTGTCCGGCAACTTCCTGCTCCTGTCCGGCTGTTTTACCAGCGGCAAGATTCGCATAGGCATAACAGGAATAGTAATCTTTCCAGACCGCCGTATGATTGCCAATGGCATCTTTTTCTACGGTATTTTTCTGAATAGTGATGCGGGAACGCATCTTGGAAATCTCCATCAGAAGACCTCCTTTCGGCTACCACCTAACAAGCCCCGAAGCGTAAGTGCCAAATCGTGATAGTCTGCTTCTTCTCGGTGTTCGTACATATAGGCGGCTGCATATAGGATTGCGACATCACCAAGGGCAGAGTTATTCAGTACGGCAATATCTGATGTCATGAGTACATCCAGGCACAGCTTTTTTGCGGCGGTTAAGATGCTCTCTATCAGCTTGTCATCGTCATTGTAATCAACCCGGAGGTATTGCTTCGCATCTTTCAATGAAACCACATAAATCACCGCCTCTCCATAAATGTAGGGGTGATGCCACAAGACACCACCCCAGGGGATTATTTTTCGGACAGCTTCATGACCTGCACAGCTTCCGGCAGGATCAGCTTACCGTCCACACGCTCCTTAGCAACAAAGCCGATCATACCGTTGCCAGCGAACAGCTCATTGAGCTGCTTGAAGGAACGGGTGCCACGGTCACCGATGTTGTAATACTTGTAATCACCAAAGGCGATGGCATCGGTCGGGGCATAGGCAGAGGTGCGGACACTGTAGCCGAGCAGACGGTCAGGCTCACCCTGCTGATAAGATGGCTGCCAGATATACGCACCGTTGTTGTCCTTCAGCTTGCGGAGCTGGGCAAGGGTTGCATCGTTCATGATGAAGGATGCGTTCTTGCGGTAAGGACGCTTCAGACCGTAGGCAAGGTCGAGCATATCATCGGACTTGATAGCGGCGGTCAGAGTCTTGAACAGATGACCGCCCTTGTTCGCATCAAAGATACCAGTCGGCTTGCCGGTACCGTCACCGTTGAGGAATGCATCCTCTTCCGCATTGGCCAAAGCCTTGCCGAACTCGGTGATGATATAGCTTTCCAGGTTGAACGCATTGTCGTAGAGCAGTTCCTCAGTGACCTTGATGGCAACGTGCAGCTTGAACGCATCCAGGAAGGTCTGGTCGAAAGTGGCATCACCGAAGGTAAGCGCACCGCCTTCCTCGATCCATGCAGCGGCAGGCTTGGTGGCGGCAATATTGATCTTGTGCTGGCCGGAGGTGGTGATGTGGGTCGCAAGACCACGCATGATGTTCTCCTCGTTCAGCACATCAATCAGACGGCGGTCATATTCTTCGGGAACCAGATAACCGCCATCTGCATCCACGCCTTCCTGCAGAAGGTTGGAAACCTGGCGGAAGTTGGTACGCATAGCAGTGAGCATGGCCTGCTTATAGGCATCGGACGCACGACCCTTTTTCTCCTCGCCAGTAGGTGCAGCCGTATAAGGCTTGCCAGTAATAGGACTGTTGACGGGCTTTGCCAGATCCGCTTCACGCTGCTCGATACGCTGAGCGCGGTTGATGGCTTCGGTCAGAGAATCAAACTCCGCCTCCATGTTCTGATAGGTGGTATGATCCTCTGCGGACAGCTTGCCCTGCTTGTCCTCATGAGTGTCTAGGAACTGGCGCATCTGACCCAGCAGGTCAGCACGGTTTTTCAGCATTTCAGAAATAGTCATTTTGAATACCTCCATTAAATCATTTTTTCGTAAACAGTAAGACGCTCTCGGAGATCGGTGGTAGATACACCATCTTCTTCGGGAGCGTCTTTCGGATTGGGAATGTGTGCCTGTTCAGCGGCAGTCTTGGACTTGCCATACTTCACAGCCATCTTGTTCATAAGGGCGTTTTCTACGCTCTTACTGGAAAACAGGACAGATGCAACCGGGGCTTCCACGGCTTTATCATTCGTGGGTTCCGTATCACTCTGACCCAGGATGCCATCTGCCAGTCCAAGCTCCACAGCTTTATTGGCATTCATCCAGGTTTCCGCATCCATGAGATGGGACAGCTTGGCACGGGACTGACCGCTTTTGATGACATAGGCGTTTAGGATGGACTCCTTCACCTCATCCAGCATGGCGATGGCCTGTTCCATAGCGGTGTAGTCACCCCATGCACCCGTTGCCGGATTGTGGATCATCATCATGGATACTGGGGACATGAGAACTGAATCACCAGCCATTGCCACAACGGATGCGGCAGATGCCGCCATGCCATCGATCTTCACCGTGACCTTGCCCGGATACTCCTTGAGCATGGTGTAGATCTGTGCAGCGGCAATACAGTCACCGCCGGGGCTGTTGATCCAGACGGTCACATCACCCGTGCCAGCCATCAGATCATCTTTGAAAAGCTGGGGCGTGACATCATCATCAAACCAGCTTTCCTCTGCGATGGTTCCGTTCAGAGTCAGAATCCTCTGTGCCGGAGCCGTTTCCGTCTGTTCCTGGTTCGTCCAGTTCCAGAACTTCTTCGTTTTCATCGGAATTATCCTCCTTTCCGTTCGCTGCGAAGATACCCGCATCCTCCAGCTTGGTCATGTTGCCGTTGATAAGGTACAAATCACCACCGAGTTCGGCGGGGATGCGGTCGAGGTTTTCAAGTTCACGGATGTCATTTGCAGACATCCAGCCGTTCTGCCGACCGATAGCGTAGCCGTTCATACGGCTCTGGTAATCGCCACGGAGCAGACCATCCACATTGAACTTGATGAAGTAGGTGGGCTTCTCTTCCGCAGTCAACAGAGAACGCATCATGTTCTGCTCCCACCGGGAAACCCAGGGGTCCAGTGTGTATTTCACGAACTCCAGCGACTGCTGCTCAATATTAGAAAAGCTCGACTTTTCCAGGTCACCGACCATGTGCGGCGGCACTCGGAAAATTCGAGCTATCTCGTTGATCTGAAATTTTCGGGTTTCAAGGAACTGTGCTTCATTGGGCGAGATGGAGATAGGCGTGTATTTCATACCCTCCTCCAGCACCGCCACCTTGTTGGCATTGGCACTGCCGCCGAAGGTCGCATTCCAGCTCTCTCGTACCTTGCCAGGGTCTTTCAGAACGCCCGGATGCTCCAGCACACCGCTGGGGGCAGCACCATTGGCGTAGAACTTACTGCCATATTCCTCTGCGGCGATGGCAAGACCGATAGCGTTCTTCGCCATTGCAATCGGGCTGTAACCCACCAGACCATCAAACCCCAGACCAGGAATGTGAAGCACATCCTTTGGCTGGAGAACGACCGTACTACCCTTCATGGTGTGGGCATCATCGGAACTAAGCTGGTACTCATAGTAGAGCTTACCGTTCTCATCCCGGTCAACCGTCATACGGTCAGGCATCAGCGGGTATAGACCGATGATCTCATTCTTGCCGTTGCGGATGATCTGTGCGTATGCGTTGCCCCAGAGGAGCAAGTGCGTCATGAGCGTTTCCCGGAACGCAAAGGATGTCATTTCTGGATTTGGCTCATCATGGAGTAAAAAATACAGCGGATGGTCGAGAGCTTTCTCTTTACCACCGCTGTCGTTGTATTTGTAGATATGAACAGGCAGGCTTGCTACTGCTTCCGATAAGATTCGTACACAGGAATACACTGCTGTCATCTGCATGGCAGAGCGTTCATTGACTCTCTTGCCAGAAGTTGCTGTTCCCAGAAAGAAGCTGTACGCACTTCCGCTGGTTCGGTTGGTGGGGCCAGCCCTGGAACGGAACAGGCCGCTGAGTATACCCATATCAATCCCTCCTTGATCACATTTGATGATGCACCGTCAGAAACGGTGTATAACCGTAGTCGGTTATGCAGCCGCTATATGATTTTCTGACGGTTAAATACATACTGCAAAGTTTCTGATACAATGAAATCAAACGATAAAACGGAGGATTCCAAGATGAAAAACTTTGAAGATATGGACAATAAAGAATTTGCCTTCGCTTGCCTGGACGAGCTGAAGAAGGCAGGAAAACTGAACACGGCAACACTTACCACCATGACCAATCCAAGCGTGTGTCACGACCTGTTCCACAGCAGTCATTTTCCCGTACTGCTGGAAGTCCCAAACGAATGCTCGGATGAGGAACTGCGGTCACTTTGCCATGTAGGGAGCAAGCGGCGTTACTATCAGAACCGCATCACCACAGAGGGGCGAACTTTCGTGGTAACAAACCACTGGTATGGTCCTGGGCGTTCCATGCCGGATAACCGCACTCCATTTCTGGAATGGGTATCGGCACTCACTAAAAACTGATGATGCCGCGCTCGTCATAGACACTGCCGGAAGTACCACCGTTTCGGATACAACGGTCAAGCCCCATGATGAGGGCAACGATACCATCAATCTTTTCCACCGAGCGTTCCTTGTCCGGCTTAATGTTGCCCGCCGGGTCCTGACGCATGACCACATTCTGTGCCATCCATTTCAGAACAGGATTGCCGCCGTGAACGATGTTTCCTTCCATCAACAGCTTGTATAGCTCCTTGGACGGCGGGGACATATCCTTAAAGCCCTGCCCGAAAGGAATCATTAGAAAGCCTTCGTCCTCAAGGTTCTGCACCATCTGTGTCGCATTCCATCGGTCATAGGCAATCTCCTTAATGTGGTAGTGTGTACCCAGATCCATGATGAACTGCTCGATGAATCCATAGTGGATCACATTGCCCTCGGTGGTGTAGATATACCCCTGGCGTTTCCAGACATCGTACAGTACATGGTCACGCCGACAGCGAAGCTCCAGCGTTTCCTCCGGCAACCAGAAAAACGGAAGTACGATGTACTTCTCATCCTCTGTCCGAGGCGGGAAGACCAGAACAAAGGCGGTAATGTCCGAGGTGCTGGAAAGGTCGAGTCCGGCATAGCAGTCACGCCCCTCCAGAGCCTCCACATCAATAGGTAGCTTTCCACGGTCGTAAATATGTTCTGGAATCCAGACCACCGTGGAGTTCGTCCACATATTCAGCCGGAGCTGTTTGAACACATTCTCTTCTGCCGGATTTTCCAGAGCGTTCTTGTAGGCTTCCCGAACTCTCTCCACAGAAATGGTGTGTCCGAGGGAAGGATTGGCCTTATACCAGTTCGCTTCATCATTCCAGTCATCGCCCTCCGCCAAGCCATACACGACCGGGTAAAAGGTGGAATCCTTCTTACGGCCGTTTTTGATGTCCAGGGCTTTGGTGTGTAATTCATAACAGATACTCTGCTTATCCGTACCGGCCGTGGTAATGATAAAGAACAGCGGCTGCTCACGGGCATCGCCGGAACCTTTGGTAAGGACATCGTAGAGCTTACGGTTCGGCTGGGCGTGTATCTCATCAAAGACCAATCCAGATACATTCAGACCATGCTTGGTGCCCGTTTCAGCAGAAAGCACCTGGTAGAATCCAGCGTTGCTGTAGTTGACGATACGCTTTGTGGCGGCGGTGATCTTCGACCGCTTCATCAGTGCTGGGGACATCTGAACCATCTGCTTTGCTACATCAAAAACAATGGATGCCTGGTTTCGGTCACACGCAGCACCGTAGACTTCAGCACTTGCTTCACCGTCTGCATATAGCAGATAAAGGGCAATCGCTGCGGCCAGCTCGGACTTGCCCTGTTTCTTCGGGATTTCGACATAGGCGGTCAAAAACTGCCGCTTGCCATCTGCACGGACAATGCCGAAAATATCCCGGACGATCTGCTCCTGCCAGGGAAGAAGCAGAAACTTCTGCCCAGCCCACTTGCCCTTGGTATGGCAGAGGTTCTGGATGAAGGTCACGGCTCGGTCAGCTTTCTTCTTATCATAATGAGAAGTCGGGAGCATGAATGGGGAGGGTGTATATTTGAACGCCATCACGAATCACCTCCCAGCAGAGCTTCCATCTCATCAGTAGGATCGGTGTTACCCTCACCACCAACGATACGGCTCCGGGCAGATGGTGTCAGACCAAACTGCTCACAGAACTTCAGCATGATTTTCATATTTGTCTGGGCGATGGACACCTGCGGTACCTGCTGGAGGTAGCCGTTTGGGGTACGCACCATCGTACCATGCTGGCTGATGAACTCCTCCGCTTCCTTCCAACGAGCGTATGCCTGACAGTATCCGGCAAATGCCGCCATATCCATTTCAGTCAGAAGCCCCATCTGCTCCAGCGTTTTGCCCATACGCTTCCATTCCTTCTTGGCTTCATCTTCCAGCCAGGACGGGCAACGAGGGGCTTTCTTCGCAGGCTTCGGCTCATTAGGATTCAGCGGTCTGCCGCCAGGATTGCCCTCCAGAACCTTCAGCGCGGTCGGCTTTGGTTTTCTTCCTCTCTGTGCCATCGGCTCCACCTCCTTTCGCAAAAATGGCAACAAAAAAAGACCCTTTTCAGAGTCCTGTCATATCCGTATACGAGAAACAGACCCTTTCGGGTGCTGTTCTCTGCTGTTTAGTTGTACTCTTTCAGCAGGATCGCAAGGGCGGTCTGGGTGGTTTCATCTTCCGGCTCGATGTCCCAGCCCCTGTCGTAATTGGCGGTAATCTTGCCGTTGATGCGAATCTCCAACTTGGAAATCCGTCCTTCATCGATGCCCCACTCGCTGCCTTCTTCGTAGTGCTTTACCCAATACTTGCAAGCGATGTAGCTGCCGTCCTTCTGGGGTACTCCAATCGTTCCTTTGCTCCACATAATGCTTTCCTCCGTTTTTCTGGTGTTTTCCCTTTCGGTAGTAGCATATTAACTCTAAAACACACATATATCCAGGGAATCCAGCATCATATAGTACACAAATATCAGCAGGGAAAATCGGGTAGCTCGTACCCATAACGACCCAAAGAGCCAGTCGGCTCTTTGGTGCTGATGAGCTTAGTTTACGCTGAAAAGGTAGCCGTGCAGCTTTTCATGTTCTCCCTTGAGGTAGTCCATGTTGCCGCTGATTTCAACCAGCCCCTTCAGCTTGCAACCGTTCTGCTGGAAAAGCCATGCGGTATCAACCGCACTGCTCCAGCCGGAAGAAAAGGTGAATTTCTCAATGCCGTACTTCCGCAGGGTGGTGACCAGCAGTTCCACATCCTTGTCCCAGACCACATCGTTGATGTCCAGGAGTTCGTTGCCATTCTCTCTGGCTTTGTCGTACTCTCGCCAGATGCGAGGTGCGGCACCGTCAAGGGCGGCAATGCGTTCCATGAGGGCTTTGTGTTCGGCTCGGATGCTATCCTTGCCAGCATCATCGGCGGCATCATACTGCTTTTTCAGCTCGGTTTCCTGCTGGTAGATTTCTTCAAAAATGTTCTTCATGGTGGTATCCTCCGTTTTGTGTGTTTTTCCCTTTCGGTAGTAGCATATTACCTCTGAAACACACATATATCCAGGAATATCGGAGCCATAATGTACACAAACATTTCAGCAGAAATCTGTGTATATTATGACTCCGTAACCATTAGATTTTCTGGCAACGATCAATGCCATACAGGACATGAAGGCTCCCGCCGTTGTCCCAAGCCACCATGATGGAGCCGGTATCATCGACCCCTGTCACCGTGCCGCAGGTGCCGATGGGCGGTGCTTGCTGATCGTCCATTTCCAGAAGCCGGACACGGCATCCCACAGGGTAGCGGTTGCGAAGGTCTGCCAACTGCTCAGTGGTTATAAATCGCATCATACATATCCGCCCCTTTCATGAATTTGTCTGCCTGCCAAGCATCGGTGCTATCTGCTACTGCCTGTTTGAGAATCTGGCAATCAAAGCCGAAGCGATGATAACCTTCCAGGCAGGTGTCAAAGTAACGCTGCCGAGGACACCCCAGCTTGCGCTTGCCCTGCATAATGTAAATGAGGGCATCGATCGTGGCAATTTTCTCGCCATCGACCAAGGAGTGCATCTCAACCGTGATTGTCTTTTTCTCATAGAAATCGGGATACCCCTCGTAGCGGTCAAGCCAGGATTCATCCCGGTCGCTGATCTTCCAGACCAGCAACGGAACCGTATATCCCTTTTTTGGCTCAACAGTGAGGTAGTTCCCACTCTGGCTTCCTTTGAACAGAAGCTGGTAGTCGGTCAGCATCGCTGTTCCGACATAGACTGCATCGGGGCAACGCTGGGCCATTTGTGCCACTGACAGGTTGCTGCCGTAGGCTAAGTAGTATTTGCTCATTTCGTTTCCATCCTTTCTGAAGGGCTTACCCTCCTACCACCTTAAGACCGCCGAAGCGGTCAGAAGGGGGCCTGAGGCTAAGTCCTTCAAGCGGCGCGTCCGTGACGGAAAGCTGTGTCACCGTCCAGGTTGCGTGTCAGAATTTCTCTCGCCGTGGCAAATTCCTCGCCAATGAATCCCAGCCGGAGAAGCCAAGTCCGCATGGCGTATTTCGGATTCTCGACCTGCGGCTCTTTGGGGCTTGCACTTTTTACCGTCTTTGCCATCTGGCTCAGTGCAAGGCAAAGCTGGATGTAGCTTTTCAGCTCTCCGGCGTGAAGCCCGCCCTTGCGCTTGCCATCCGCATTGGCGAATTGGAAGCATCGGAACTCGATGGTGCCGTGGGTGAAGCAAGCGTGGTAGTTCAGCATTCTGTATCGGCTGTGGTTGTAATGGGCATTTCGGCTTTCGTAGGCGTTGTTGGCGTACCAGATGTCTGCCAAATCTTCCATAGTCTTCGGCTTGCGGCGGTTCAGCCTTCCAAGGAAATCCGGGTCAACCGTCCGGCAGTAATGGCTGATGCGGTTGCGGTCAAGCCGGAGGGCAGAAATCAGAAGGCTCTCATGGCTTGCCATGATGTTTGCCAGATTTCGCAGCGTGTTCGGCGTGTGGTCATCCAGACCAATGTGGATGTGGACTCCGCACATATGGGCTGGGTCGCTTTTCGCACCCTTGTGCCGGAGCTGGCGGAGAATTTCCTGCAAGTCCTCAATGTCATCGTAGCGGAGGATCGGCGTTCCCATTTCGGTTTTCTCATCATCGCAAGCCGCCTGGATGCTGGAATCCCGTGTGATTTTCCAAGTGCGACCTTGGTTGTCTTCGCAGCTCCAAGCCTTGTAAGCTCCGCCAAGGTAGCGAACCGTGCTTTCGGTGTGGAAGTAGGTTGCGATGGTCTTGCAAGCCTGCTCCCGTGTGATGTTGTACATCTCCACCTCAACGCCGATGGTCTGCTTTTTCATTTCTTCAATCTGGTTTCTGGTCTTTTCGTTCATAATATGTACCGTCCTTTGCGTGTTTGTTTTCCCTTTCGGTAGTCACATATTCGCTCTATAAGCACATATTATCAAGTTAATAACGGAGCATAATGTACACAATCATTCAGAGCGAAAATTGTGTACATTATGGCTTTTTAGTCCTCTTCGATCTCCGCCTTTGCCGCCTTCGCAGCCGCCCGTTTTGCCTTCTGGTCAGCCTTGAATTTCTCGGCTTCCTCATCGGTGCGGAAAGCAGAATGACCGACCAGCTTCTCCATCAGAACCTTGCGGGTGTCTTTGCTATCCTTGCCGCCCAGACCAAGCTGGATGAGCCAGATGCGGAAATAGTATTTTTCGTTCTCCGGCTTCTGCTCGGCAGGACTGACCCGCTTGGCTTCCTTGGCCTTGGCAAGCATCGCCGCTGCCAGCTCCGTGTAGGCTTTGCTACGCTCCGGCTCATTGGAAAGCGGAAAGATAAGGATCACCACCGTGTCGGAAAAGCTGATGCCCCTGGTTTCGCCCAGGTTCGCCCAGAAAAGGCTGAGGAACTCGTCCTTGGTAGTTGGCGGATTGTCCTGCAAAGCCACCACCAGCCCCTCGCTGACCGCCACACCAGCCCGACCAGTTACCTTGTTCAGAAGGTACTGCTTGCTGTGGAGCATGAAGACCAGATTCTTGAGTTGAAGCCCATCCATGTCCTCGATGGGGAGGTTGACATTCAGCTACTCAATGGTCGGCTCTACAAAGCCGTTCTCTTCCAGAAATGCCCGGAACTCGGTGTTTTCCTCTTCCGTTTCGGAAGTGATGACCCCATCCCGGTCGATAAGGTAGGGACCGACTGCATAAGCGAAGCTCGGCGGTCCCATGTAGCGGAGTTCCTTGCCGGAATACTCTGAGATGGCTTTCGCCATTGCTTTTCTGTCAGATGATACTGTTTCAATTCGCATAATGTATGCCTCCTTTGCTTTTGGTAGTACATTAATCACTCTGAAGGGCATATAAGTCAAGCGAATCGAGCGATCTTTATCATCTTTATTATTCGCTACCATTCAGCACCCATGCGATGCCGGAAAGCACGAAAAACACACAGGGAAGAGCTACGCCATTGCCCCACATCTTATACTCTGCGGCATCGGCATGAGGAGCTTTCAGCCATTTGATAATCTGGTTTCGGGTCTTGGGCTTCGTACTGCTACCCATAACCCTACGATGCGTTTCCCAGATTTCCGTCCAGGTTTCGATGTCAGACTCCGTAGGCTCCGGCGTTCCGAGGTCGGAACACCACCAGTCCGCAAAGCCCTGTAATCTGGCACACTCGGTCGGAGTCAGGCGGCGGACGAAGAACACAGGCGGTTCATCCTCACTGCCGGACACGACCGGGGCATCCTTATAATCTCTGGAGAGCAATGTTGGGGAAGTGTCCTTGGTGACCTGGGCGTAGTAACCTGTGGTCATGGCATAGACAGCGTGGCGGTCTGCAGTGTTCAGTGTGAACGAAACATCCTTATTGATGCCGTCACCCTGGGGGCCGTTCTTTTCCGCTCTGCCAATCATGGAACCCTGCAGGGCATAGCTTTCCACGATGGCGATGCCGCCCTGGTTGCAGGATGGATTGCCACAAGCTCGATCCAGTGTCCGGGAAGTATCTGCTTCATAAATCCCACTGTGGGGATTATCCGAAAGCATGGAATTGCTCTGGTCAGAGCAGATGCCGAAAGCTCTCGGAACGAACACTGCCTGGTCGTTGTTGCAGGAAAGGGTCGCTGACTTGTCCTCCTGGATAAGGGCACCTTTGCCACCGCCCTCACAACCACTGCGAATCTTGAGGGTCTTTGGTGTTTCCACTACAAAGGGCTGGTTGTTGCCACCCATTCCATAGGTAGCCGAAACTGTCTGTGCAGTTTCCAGCGGTCCCTTATACCGTGTGTCCTGTGAATGGTTCTCGAACACCAGAGGCGGATGATGCGATTCAGCCCGGAGGGTGCAGGTGACATCATGGGTCACATCCATGCGGTTGCCTCCCTGGTCGTTTAGGACAATGCCGATTCCGCAGCGTTCGCCTGTCTCTCCAGAGCAAGGCGAAGCACCTCTGGCAGTTCTTTCCCACGCACGGAAGCTCTCCGCAGAATACCCTGACACGCCTTCGGACTCAAATAATACTTTTCCGGCACACCCGCCAGCAAGATCTGCGACAAGGAAGATGCGGCGTCTTCGCTGGGGGACTCCCCAGTATTGAGCATCGAGAGTTCTGTATGCAAGGCTCCATCCATCTCCCATGTATAGGTCGGCGTAGGGCCACCTGTTCTTTTCAGGCATAGGCACCTCGGTTTCCGGACAGACAACGCCGATGACCGCTTCGAGGACGGCTTTGAAGTCCTCGCCTTTGTTTGAGGAGAAAGCCCCTGGGACATTCTCCCACACGATAAATCGTGGATATTCTCCATTGGTCGCACACCTCATTTCTTTTACGATTCGGATTGCCTGGTAAAACAGGCTGGACTGCTTACCATCCAGTCCGGCTCTCTTGCCTGCGATGGACATATCCGTGCAGGGAGAGCCGAAGGTGATAATATCGACAGGCTCGATCTCACCGCCGTTCATGCTGGAGATGTCACCATAGTGTTTCATAAAGGGCAGGCGTTTGGTGGTCACCCGGATGGGGAACGGCTCGACCTCGGATGCCCACAGCGGCGTAATGCCGGAGAGCAAGCCACCGAGTGGGAACCCGCCAGAGCCATCAAACAGACTGCCAAGAGTCAGATTCTTATTCATGGATAGTCACCTCCGCATACGGCAGTTTGTTACCATCACGGATCACAAACACACCGTCCGAAGAGCCGACCGCTTCGATATAGCGGTTGACGATGACATCCACGAACTTCTCATCCAGCTCGATGCCGTAGCAGATACGGTTCGTTTCCTCACAGGCCATGAGCGTAGAGCCGGAACCGAGGAACGGGTCAAGCACGATGCAGTTGCTCATGCTGGAGTTCTGGATGGGGTACGCCATCAGAGCAACGGGCTTCATAGTCGGATGCTCCTTAGAAGATTTCGGACGGTCGTACTCCCAGATGGTGGTCTGCTTGCGGTCGGCATACCACTGGTGCTTGCCGCCGAGCTTCCAACCGAACAGGCACGGCTCGTGCTGCCACTGATACGGAGAACGACCAAGAACCAGGGCGTTTTTCTTCCAGATACAGCAGCCGGACAGGTAGAACCCGGCATCGTGGAACGCCTGCCGGAAGATCAATCCCTTGGAATCCGCATGGAACACATAGATGCTTGCATCCGCTTCCATGTTCTGCTCCACATTCACAAACATGGCGAACAGGAATTTGTAGAAATCCTCATCGGACATATTGTCGTTCTTGATTTTCCCGGCGGTTTCCTCCACATTTACATTGTAGGGCGGGTCCGTCAGAACCAGGTTGGCTCGGCGGCCTTCCATCAGCGTGGTGTAGGTTTCCGGCAAAGTGGAATCACCGCAGACCAGACGATGCCGACCAAGGAGCCAGACATCTCCGGCCTTGGACATCGTAGGCTTCTGCAACTCTGCATCCACATCAAAATCGTCCTCTTTGATTTCCTTGTTGTGTACCTTGGAAAAGAGCTGCTCGATTTCTGGGGCTTCAAAACCAGTGAAGTCCGTATTGAAATCCGCAGACTGCAAATCCACGATAAGGTCAGCCAGAAGCTGTTCGTTCCAGGCACCCGTGATTTTATTGAGGGCGATATTCAGAGCTTTGACCTTGTTCTCGTCCGCGATGTGAACCATCACACACTGGACTTCGGTATAACCCAGATCTTTGAGAACAGTCAGACGCTGGTGACCGCCGATGACCGTCATATCATAGTTGACGATGATAGGCTCCACATAGCCAAACTCCTGGATGGAGTTCTTGATCTTCTCATACTCCTTATCGCCAGGTTTGAGTTTTTTGCGGGGATTGTAAGCTGCCGGACGGAGCGCATCCACCGACAGAGTTTTCCATTCCATGCTCATGCGTTTTCCTCCTCTGTCACGGCAGGGCTTTCATACGGCTCTCTGCCATCTTCCTCTCTCCAGAACCTGTCACGGACATAACAGGCATGGGAGCAATATTTTCTGTTTCGGTTGCCATAGGCAGTAAATGTTTTGCCACAGTAGGCACACTGCTTTTCGTAGTAGGCGGTTGGCTTTCGGTTGATATCGGCCTGATGCGCCGCCCACCAATTCCTTCTGCATTCACCAGAGCAGAATTTTCTCTTCCGGCCGGTGGCGGGCTGTTTGATTTCCTTACCGCAGCACTGACACGCTGTTCCGGCTTCCATCTGCTCTTTCATATTGAGGGTGAGTTCCGTAGCGAAACCATCCAGCCCGTGGCTCTTGCAATAGTTGCGGACGATGTCACGGGAAAGACCGACAACCGAAGCAATGGCTCGGTAGCCTGTGCCACGAAGTCGCAGGTCACGGATCTGTTTTGTCTGAAATTCAGTCATTGCTTCACATCCTTTCGCTAAAAAGTGAGTTAAAAAAAGGCCATAAAACCACTGTTTCCAGTAGGGTTTTACAGCCAAATAGCAAACAAATCAGCAAAAGCACCGCTACCGCCCAGCTAGAAAAGGATAGGCGTTCTCGGTGCTTTCGCTATTTTTTATGAAATTTTCGGTTCCGTTCTGGGGGTGCTGGGGTATCCCCCCTATTAAATTCTGCGATTTTACACGCTTGAGGGGGCGCCGGTCTTCAGGCACCCCAGGCACAGAGATTTGACCCGCCCCTGGGTCAGCCAGGTGGGGTAAATCAGTAACGGAACTCCTGGTATCGATCTTCTGTCATGGTCTTGGTATCATGGCAGTGCTTGCAGAGCGGTTGCCAGTTGCCCCGATCCCAGAACAGTTTCTGGTCACCACGATGGGGAACGATATGGTCAACCACCGTGGCACGGACATACTTACCACTTGCAAGGCAACGGACACACAACGGGTGTGCTTGGAGGAAGGCTTTGCTCTCCCTCTGCCATCTGCTGCCGTACCCACGCTTGCCAGCGGGTCGTGTCGTTTCCGGGTGCAGGGATTTGTGTTCCTCGCAATACATCGTACCGTAAGGAACGAGCCTTGCACAGCCGGGGTGTTTACATGGTGTGTTCGGACGATGGGGCATGGTCACTCCTCCCAGGGAAGACCAGCCTTGCCGAAGTGTCCGTAAGCACTGACCTGGTTATAATCCACATCCAGCAAGCCCAGCTCCTTGATGATACCAGCCGGAGTCAGATCGTAGTTCGCTCTGATCCAGTCCTTGATCTCACCAAGGGATACTCGCTCAGTACCAAAGCACTCGACTGCCACGGACACAGGTTCAGCCACGCCGATGGCGTATGCCAGTTGCACCTCGCACTTACGCACCTGTCCAGAACGGACGAGATCCTTGGCGATCTTTCTTGCCATGTACGCTCCGCTTCTATCGACCTTGGTAGGGTCTTTGCCGGAAAAGGCACCGCCGCCGTGTCTGCACATACCGCCGTAGGTGTCAGCAATAATCTTTCTGCCAGTCAGCCCGGAATCCGCAAAAGAAGAACCGACCACGAAACGGCCGGTCGGATTGACCAGCTTCTCGAAGTCGGTGTTCAAATCGTAGTCCTGGGCGGCAGTTTCCATGACCGCTTCCACCAGAGGGCGAATATCCAAAACAGAGGTGTCCTCTCGGTGTTGGGTGCTGATAAGAAATGTGGTGATGCGACCTGTGTCATAATCATAGGAAACCTGTGCTTTCGCATCCGGCAAAAGCAACGGAGATTTCAGCTCACGCAGAAGTTCAAGAGCGTGTGTCGCTACCGCATAGGGAATCGGCAACATCTCTGGGGTTTCATCGGTCGCATAACCGAACATCATGCCTTGGTCACCAGCACCAGAATTGCCATCGACACCAAGAGCGATGTCCTCGCTCTGCTTGCTGATATACACAGTCACACGGTACTCTTCCGGATCAGAAAGACCAATGCGGGAAAGTACATCTGTGACCAGAGCTTTATAGTCTGGCTCATAGCTGGAAGTGATCTCTCCGGCAATGATGACCTCATAATCTTTGATCATGCACTCTGCTGCAACACGGCTGTTTCTGTCATGGGACAGGCAGGCGGTAACAATGGCATCCGAAATCTGGTCGCAGATTTTATCGGGATGTCCGCACGAAACCTGTTCACTCGTAAAAATCATAGAAAAAATCCTCCTTTCGTATGTACGGATGCGTGAAAGGATGAAAGGCGCATCCGGCCAAGAAAAAAGAGCCTACGGAAAATTCCGTAGACCCTCATTGCTTTTCTGGCGATTATAATAATATCACATCGAAATGGAAAAGTCAGTGCAAGACCAGTGCAAACTTTTCATCAGAATTTACTTCAAACAAATTATTTGTTCTTCAAAAATTTAGCTATCTCATCGACAAGCTCTGGATGCCAAGCATCTGAATTCAGTACGCCTTTATGCCACATAGAAAATTTGGCACCTTTGTCAGTGGTGGCCCAGCCATTAGCGTAGTGAATCAACAGCCCCATTTTTTCCATAATTACATTAAGAGCGTGTACACTCTTAACATCACAGCCCATTTTCTGTAATTTTTCGACAATCTCTCTTTTGTATAAATCCCCCATGAAATTGTACGGCATACTTTCACACCCCTTTTGTTTTCTTTATAATATCACATTTTTCTCCTGCCCTCAACGCAGAAAAAAGCAGCCACCACTACAGTGACTGCTCATTCTCAATTATATCGCTCCACAGCACCGATCTGAATTTGTAGAGCTTTTGTCAGCTTGGTCATAACAGTATCATCGCTTACGGCACCACGCCGTTCTAACAAATACTTCTTGTCGATGGTTTCCACCTGCTCGGCCAGAGCCAGACTGTTCTGCGGCAGACCCGTTCCACACCCTCGTGGGATATAGACATGGGTGGGAAGCATCCTTTTCTTATAAATCTTGGAGGTCAGCGGCACGACCGTGATGACTGGGGAATGCTCATTTGCACGGTTGTTGCTCACGATGACCGCCGGACGGATACCGCTCTGCTTACAGGTGTCTATGTTCTGACCGAAATCCACGAAATAAATATCTCCACGCTTACACATCGTAATCCACCTCACTTAACTCAGCATATACGCCACGACTTCGTCATCATGACGCTGATACATTTTTTCCAGTTCTACAATAGCCTTTGCCCGATAGTTGCCGACCGACCTCCGGCTGATATAATGCTTTTCTGCTACCTTGTCCCAGGTCATCTGACCAAAGACCAAATCAGAAAGCACCGTTCCGGGCATCCCACTGACGGATTTGACCGCACTCTCGAAAAAGCGAAGTTCCTCCGTCAGATCCAGATATTCCTTTTCCAGATGCTCGTACCACTCCTGGTTGATACGCTCCATCCGCTCCCGGTAATTCAGAGCAATGCTGGCGGTCTTATTGGCAGTGCCGCTGGTCTGCACCCGTTCACCCTCCGGCTGGGAGAAATACATCGTATCGATCATCTCCTGTTCCGTGATACCACGAAAATCAGAAATCTGATGGAACAGGCAACGCTGCTCCGTTTTCATTTTCGGGTAATCACGGATAAGCTGTTCTATCCTTTCGCTCATTCCTAACCTCCAATTCTCGCCCGAACCGCCTCGATCAGAGCCGACTGGCGTGTATCCTTATTTTCCAAAGCCCGCATGACATCCTCGTCATGTGTGCCTTTCGTAACAATGTGGTGGATGACCACCGTGTGTTTCTGACCCTGCCGCCAGAGTCTTGCATTTAACTGCTGGTACAGCTCCAGCGACCAGGTAAGTCCGAACCACACAATGGTGCAACCGCCGTCCTGCAGATTCAAACCGTGACCAGCCGATGCCGGGTGGATCAGTGCAAGCGGGATCTTTCCAGCATTCCAGTCATCGATGTCCTTTGCCGTATCGATGCACCGGGCATTTTTGAACCGAGCCTTGATACGCTGGAGGTCGTGCTTATACCAGTACGCCACCAGAAGGGGCTTGCCGTTTGCCGCTTCGACCAAATCTTCCAGGGCATCCAGCTTTCTGTCATGGATGGGGATGACCTTTTTGTCTTCGCCGTACACCGCACCATTTGCCATCTGCAATAATTTGTTTGAAAGTGCTGCGGCATTGGCGGCATCCAGTTCCTCATCACCGATGGAAAGAACCATATCTTTCTTAAAGTCATCGTACAGCTTCCGTTCCTTCGGACTCATGGAAACCTCGATGCGGTTATCGATCCGCTCCGGCATATCCAGATAATCTGCTGCTTTCATAGAAATACAGATGTCAGAAATCAGAGTGTAGATTGCATCTTCCGCACCTTCACGGGGTTTGTAGCTGTAGATGACCTCCCGGTTCCGCTTATCCGGCAGGAAGAACCGATCGCGGAAACCACCAATGAACCGACCGAGCCGCTGTCCCATATCCATCAGATACATCTGGGGCCACAGATCCAGCAGTGTGTTCGGAGCCGGTGTACCTGTCAGACCAACGATGCGGGTGACCATCGGACGAACCTTTTTCATAGCCTTGAAGCGTTCTGCCTTATTAGACTTGAAGCTCGACAGCTCATCGATCACGACCATGTCGAAATCCCAGTAGTAGTTTTTCACCAGCCATGCCACATTTTCACGGTTGATGATATACAGGAACGCTTTCCTCTGCAGGGCGGCTTCTCGCTCTGCTGCAGAACCAAGCACCAAGGAGGAGGTAAGGCCGGTGAGGTGTTCCCATTTTGCCAGTTCCTTCGGCCATGTATCCTCAGCCACTCGCTTCGGAGCAATCACCAGGACTCGGCTTACATCAAAGCTGTCCAGTGCCAACTGCCACAGTGCCGTAAGGGTGATGACCGTTTTCCCAAGACCCATATCCAACATCAGGCAGCAGATGCCCTGATTCAGAATGAAGTCCGTGGCAAACTGCTGGTAGTTATGCGGTTTGTATTTCATCCAGAACACCTCCAATCATTTCAGGTCTATCAACACAGTAAACCGAAAATCCCAACACCCGGAGCTGCTCCGCTCTCTTGACCTGCAATGGACGCATCTTCTTTCCGGGTGCCTTCATTTCCACAAATGCCAACCTTCCACCAGGGAACAGAACCAAACGGTCAGGCACCCCATCCAACCCCGGCGAAACAAATTTGACTGCCAGCCCACCACGCTTTTTTACCTCCGTGGTCAGCTTGCTCTCTACATAACTCTCACGCAAAAGACCATCTCCTTTCCTGTTTCCTTTTGCCGTTTCCAGATAGCAAAAAACTCTTACGCGCGTACAGGTACATACACACACCTGTTTCTTTCTTCTTTTATATCTACACACTCTCAATAGGGAGCTTTTTAGGAAACATGGGAAACAACCACGCTTTTTCGCTGACCGCTGTGGCGATTTCCCGGTTTCCGCACTGTGTTTCTGACTACCGTATGGGAATCATCCAGAAACACCTCATGGGTTTCCGTGTTTCTCATCGGCAACACGGATGAAGGCTTTTTGAATGCCGTAGCCGGGGATACGCATCTTGCCGGAGGCATTGCCCTCGTAGCGTTTCCAACCGGGGATCTTGTTCAGAATGGACTCAACCTCATAGGATTCCGTCCGCTTCAGATTCTGGCGTTCCTTGCCAAAGCACTCGCACCAAATCTCCATGATGCAGACACGCTCACGGCGTACAGTACCCGTAGCCGGAACACCGCCAAATTCGCTACCGCCAAGGAAGCTCCTACGCTGGTACAGATCCATCTTGTCCCAGCCCTCCGGCAAAAGGGTGTCGAGGTAATCTGCCACGATGCCTTCACGGTCATCGGACTCCATTGCATCCTGCTGGCGGGCATAGGCTTCCGCAGCCACACTGCCGGAAAGGAACAGCTCCTCGCCCTGGTGATAACGCTCTATGGCTTCAGCCCAGATCTGGTCGATATCAGTCATCTCCCACGGATGGTGTGTGCCTTTGCCTGTCACATGAACAGGCCAGAAGCGGCGGTTGCCTGTGATGTCACGCAAGAAACCACCCTCGGAGTTGGTGCTACCCACGATGATGCAGGTGCGTGGATGGCTCTCGACCACGATGCCATAGGACTGACGGAACTTATCATCTGTGCGGGTGACAAAGGACTTCACGGTTTCCACATCGACCTTTTTGATACCGGCCAGTTCGCCCAGCTCCAGAATCCAGTAGCCCTGCAGTTTCTCTGCCGCAGTCTTATCCTTCATATCAGAGATGGAAAGGCTGTCGGAATACCACTGCTGACCGAGCAGAGCAAAGAAGGTAGACTTACCAACACCCTGGGGACCGTTCAGCACGAGGATCGAGTCGAACTTCACACCCGGCTCATACACACGGGCAACTGCTGCCGTGAGGGTCTTTCTGGTGACCGCACGGACATACGGCGTATCATCCGCACCGAGGTAGTCGATGAGCAAGGTATCCAGACGCTCCACGCCGTCCCACTGAAGGGTGGCGAAGTAATCCTTGATGGGGTGATACTGCCGTTCCGCAGACACCACCGCCAGCAGAGCATCTTTGAATTTGGTCGGTGACCAGATGCCATAGACCTTCTCAAAGTACAGCTTGGCGTTTGCCACATCTGCATCCGCCCAGCCCGGTTTTACCTGTGTCCAGGGAATATCACCGATCACATCAATACTGCTCTTGAACTCGTTAAATACGATGGACTTCAGATTAGGGTCGTGCCGCACGATGGTGGCGATGTTGTTCAGGGTATCTTTGACCTTGCCCTGCTTGTCCAGTTCCAGAAGGGTCTGCCAATCCTCCTCGGTGACTTCTTCCTCGAACTCAGCCTGGGCAAGATGTACACGCTCCTTGGCAAGCTGGATCTTGACCTTATCGTCCTGCACGGCGAATTCCTGCATTGCTTTGAAGGATGGTAGCTTAGCGGGATCTGCGTCCGGGTCGGCCTTGGCATCCAGAGAGCCGAACTTATGGATACGCACCACATCAAAGGCGTTCATCAGCCGGCCGCAAGCGGGGTCGGTAGCATGGTGGCTGTATGCGAACTTGTCCTCATACACCACAACACCCGCCTGAGAGTCTGCCGGAATATAATCGAAACGCCCCGGCATGGAACTGTGCTTATACACATCGGGGAGGAAGGTTTCGATGGCATCCTGGATAGAGTAAGTCCGACAGAATGCTCCGACTGTTCCAGGCTTGGCAAGCGGGTCGGCCTGCTTTTTGATGTCACGCTGAACGATGCTCTGCTGCCGTTTGGATACCGGCCACTCCGCAGAATTATGCCAATCGGTGTACCGAGCCAGAATTTTGTCCGGGTCCAACAGTTCGCCCTCCATCTCATGGAAGATGAACTCGCCGTCTGAGGAAGTGCTGGGCCAGTACATCAAACGGCTCGGCTCATAGGTGGTGTCATCGAACAGCTCAATGCCGATGTCCTCTGCGACCTTTCTGGCTACCGCACAGTATTCATCTGGGGTCACCTCACGGGACAGAGGGATGACCAAGCGCAGACGAGGTTTTTCCGGCGTGTGCTTATGGGTACTGTAGAAAAAACAATGGAAGGAAAAGAACATCTCGATCTGGTCAATGATATCCGGGGTGGCATAGTCCATGTCCAGCGAAAGACCGGAACGGGTCAGCACACAGTCCTTCTTGCGGTGTCCGCCTTTGAGGGTGCCGAGGACGAAACCACCAACGTCCTTGATGTCATCCTGCTTGGCTTTGCTAAGTTTACGGTACTGCTCGACCGTTTCGGCAGTACGATGGGTCGTGGAAATACGGTCACTGAACTCGGAAAGTTCCATATCGACCAGATTCCACTTTTTATCCATACGGGAATTACCTGTGCTGATTCTCATTCCAATCCCTCCTTGAAGTTGTCAATATTCCGCTGGAGCATCTCACGCTGGCGGGCAGCTTCCTTCGCCTGGGCAATGTGATATTTGTACTCGTAGGCGTGTTCGACAGACGCGGCTTTTTTCATAGAATTTGCTTCACGGCTGTCGTAGTAAGCGACCCGGCGGGTCATGAACTCCAGCAAGCGGGTCTTATCCGTCTGGGTGCAATAGCGATGGATGAGCCGGAACACCTTCTTCGCCTTTTCCTGCGGGCAAGGGAAGAAACGCTCCAAGTTCAGTTCGATGTACCCAGTCGGATAATTGATTTTCAGTTTTTTTGCATCGGCTTCCACATTGCGGACTGCGATGTGTGCCGTAGGATCGGGATAACCCTCTCCGTTATTCCTGCTGATTCCCATGAGCAGTACCTCCTTAGTCTTTTTTGTAAAATGCACATTCATAACCATCTGCACGGAGAGGCAGGCCAGCCGCCCAGTCCGGGGCAATCGCCATCATCTGGCAGACCTCATCCACGCTCGAAACACCCTCCGGCACTTCCAGCACGGCTTCATCGTGGATGTGCATCACGATTTCAAATCCGGCATCTCGCAGCCGAAGCATGGCAAGAGCCAGCAGATCACGGGCTGTGGCCTGGACAATGTTCTCGACCAGCTTTGGCCCATAAGTTTCGATCCGCATCCACTTCTTGCTCTCACCGACACCTTCATAGGAAAGGCTCTCTCGACCGAAGCGGTTCATGGTCATGCGTGGCTTGATGTAGGAAAGGTTTCTGCCGGACGGTAAGGTGACGAACAGAATGCCGGAACGATAGGAAAAACACAGATTTCCATAGGAAACGGATGTCTTTTCCCGAACAGCCTTCACTGCTGCCGCATCTACATCCCACCAGAATTTTGTGATATGAGGATTGGAGCCCCGCCACTGATTAACCAGCGGTTGGAGTTCATCCTCTTCCATGCCCATCTCCAAAGCTCCCATCGAGGTCAACGCTCCAACGGAACCACCGTAACCAAGAGCCAGTTCTGCAATCTTGCCCTTCTGCCGGAGGTGACCGTTCACGCCATGCTTGACCACGGGGACACCAAACATCTGTGTGGCAGATGCACAATAAATATCGCCGCCCTGTTCAAAGGTGTCGATACGCCACTGCTCCCCAGAGAACCAGGCAAGCACTCTGGCTTCGATTGCGGAAAAGTCAGCCACAATGAACCGACAGCCCGGTTTTGGAATAAAGGCGGTACGGATCAGCTCCGACAGCACCCCAGGGGTGGAATCGTACAGCAAATCAACCAGGTCGAATTGCTGATTTTTAATGAGGTCGCGGGCAAGTTCCAGATCCTCGATATGGTTCTGGGGAAGATTCTGGACTTGCACCAGTCTGCCAGCCCATCTGCCAGTTCTGTTCGCTCCATAAAATTGCAGCAGTCCGTGGACTCGACCATCAGAGCAAACCGAACGCTCGATGGCTTCATATTTTTTCACAGAGGTCTTTGCCATCAAAAGCCGGAGCTTCAGCACCTCCAGCACTTCACCATCCGAGGTGTCGATGAGGGCTTTGACCGCTTTCTTGTCCAGCTTCTCCGCTTTCACACCATGCTCCGCCAGCCAGCCTTTGATCTGGACTGGGGAATTCGGATTGGAAAGCCCCGTCAGCTCATAGGCTCTGGCGGTCACGGCATCCTTGTACTGGTTGTCGCAGAGGACAGCATTTGCCGCCAGTTTCTGGTCTACCAGGATGCCACGGTCATTGATCTCCTGGTCCATCTGATAGAACTTCATCTCCTGTGCAGGAATCGGGAAGTTCCGCAGTTTATATCTGATCTCACGCTCTGCATCCACATCTCGGATGCAATATGTTTTGAACCGTGCCCACTTCTCCGGCTCATCCTCTGGGCGGTTCCTGGTTCTACCGCCGTTGACCTTGGTAGGCTTACACGGCATGGAGAAGAACCGAACCAGGTCAACGCCCTCTTTCAGCTTCTTCCGCTGTATGTTCAGCACCTCACCGACACCGTCCAGCGAAAGTGGCAGAGCCAGCATCGCAGACTGAACGGCGGTACACTGCCATGCTGTGGGGGAAAGGCGGTGCCCCAGGTACTTGGAAATACACGTCCGTTCAAAAGCGGCGTTGAATGCAGTTTTCACGATGCCCTCATCTTCCAGAGCATCTAACACACGCTGCGGCAGTTGCTCTCCGCAAGCCAGATCCACAATCTGTGTTTCTTCCTCATCAAAGGCGTAGGCAAACAGCAGGATTTCAAAATTTGGGCTGTCGCTGTATGCGTAGACACCGCATTTCTGCAGGTCTATATCTGAATAAGTTTCAATATCGATAGCCAACAGGCTCATGTAACCACTCCTCTCGAAAAGCTATGTTCCGTCAGCACAGACGGGTTCAATATGTATGGGGAGAACGGCGAACCGCCCTCCCCGGAAGATTAGGACAGGAAGTCCTCATCATCCTCAGTCTGGAAGTCATCGGCAGCAGAGGTGCGACCACCCAGGCTCTCGCCATCCTTCAGCTTCTGGATGTTGCCCAGGCCAGCGGCGATGCCACGGTTGCCATTGCTGTTGTAACCATAGAAGGTCACGCTGATCTTGCCGTAGCAGCCGGAGTAAACCTCGGACTGGTCGAGGATAGGCTGAACCTTGCTGTCCACGACCTGCGGAGCCTGACGGCTGTTGGCGTTGAAGAAGTAGCAACCAGCATAGGCTTCGTCATCCGGGCGGTCGATATCACCGTCACGCAGAGGGAGCTTGAGGTTGGCCGGAACCTTACCGCCCCACTTAGATACGGAGTCCTTCTTAGCCTGCTCGATAGCCGCCTTGATCGCATTGACGGTCTTGGTGTCGCTCTTCGGGATGATGGCAGACACGCTATACTTCGGATCGCCGCCATTCACGGAGTCCGGCTCCCAGCAGTGCAGGTAAGAAAAACGGCAAGGGACGATAACTTTGGTGTTGTTCTGATTATTCATGGTTTATTCCTCCTGAAAATCCGCCGCAGCGGTTGATTGTGTGATTGCTTCTCTCTTGTCGGAATCCGGCACGAGAGTGATTTTGCCCTGGGGTTTGTACACATACTGACCAAGGACACGGGCAAATTCCTTCTTGCCCATCAGACGCTCCATCTCAGTAACACCGATGAGCGACTGTTTGTAGATGTCGGTGTACCCGGCGGCTTTGGCGGCTTGTTCCACCTCGGCATCGCTGGAATACTTGCGGTTGCTCCGACCTTCCACCAGCTTGTAGCCTGTCCACTGTTTTCCGTGGACGATAGCTTGATCCTGGGCATAGGCGTAAACATCAGCCGACCATTTTGCCAGTTCATCCGATACCTTCAGAACCTCTGCGATTTCCGCATCGGTCAGAAGGGCGGGCTGACGAAACTCCATCTGTGCCAGCTTCAAGAACTCCTCGGCTCTGGCACGACACTGATTTCTTGCCTTACAGAATCGGCACCAGCTTCCGGCGTGGAACTCTCCGGCTCCCGTCATCGCCATAGCGGAACGGGGCTTCAGAATTTCCTCGCCCCACTTTTTGAGGTCAGAGGGGGGAATGTCCCAGGAACTGTAGTTGTTGATACGGGGTTGGTAAATCGTAAGCCGGACGGTTTCCACATCGTAGAGCATCTCGGCCATTGCCAGCACTCCGAGTCCATAGGCCATAAGCTGGGGATTTTCCACGGCACTGATTTCCACGCCCCGCCCCAGCTTAAGGTCAATAATGTGAACGACCTTATCCGTGACAATGACCATATCCGCTGTGCCGAAGCAGTCAGTGGCATAGTCGGAAATATCGACTTGCTGTTCCACTGCGAATACAGGCTGTTTGCACTCACGCTTGGCATCTTCGATTTCACCAATGACAAAGGAAACGTAATCGTCTACGGCTTCCATCAGGTCGTCTGAGTAGTAATCCGATACCGGGCGTTTGGTGCGAAGTTTCAGGTGCTTTTTGATAAGGTGTTCTGCCAGAGCGTGTCCGGCAGAACCCTCTGCAGCATAGGAACTCTCTTCATCGGCATACTGCTCTCCCAGCACCAGGGAAGGGGTACAATTCAGAGTACGGTGCAGAGCCGAAGGAGAGTTCCGTGCGTGGGCCCCCATTAGAGGGCCTCCGCATCTGCCAGCAATGCCGGGTAGTCCTCCGGCTTGACCCCGGACAGCTTGCCGGAATCATACTTCAGCAGAAGATCCTTGACTTCCTTACGCTTGCCGTCCTGGGACTTCGCCGCCAACACAGCACGGACTTCCTCGATGGTGATCTTCTTCTCCTCGGCTTCAGCTTGGGGAGCAGGCTTGTCCGTTGCTTCTGCCTTGGCAGGCTTATCTGCGGTGACTGCTGCCGGAGCTTCAGCCTGTGCCAAAGCACGATAGCCAGCCGCCAGCTTTTCAAAACCATCTGCGATGGTCAAAAATACATCTTTCATAGTGTTTTCATCCTTTCCTTAATAGCGGTAAAACAAGAGACCCTTTACGATGCGGCGGTAATCAGCATCCAGACGGTCATCCAAGAGAATGGTTGCCGGGTCAATCTGGCGGAGTTTCTCATCATAGAGAAGTGCAGGCACCTTGGCCTTCTTTGCCTCATTGATCTCGTACTCCATGCCGTTGGTGATGGTCGTGCCGATAATCCACATCCTGTCGCATTCCTTCATCAGCTCCACGCCCATCTTGATGCCCTTGATACGCTCGTACTGGTCATTGTCATCGAGAAACTGCGGGAAATAGAGATGCGGAGCAATGGGGATGTAACCGCTACCGATCAGCACACGAGCCGCAAACTTGGCGAGCTTGAGATTTTTCTCCACATCGCCTTTCATCGGGGAACAAATAAATACTTTTTCCATAAAAATTCACCAGACCTTTCATTTCATTCGGGGGTGTATCCCGTGGTTAGTAGTTAGCAGCACGGGCCGAAGGTGTTGATGATACTGTTCAAAGTCGCAAGGTCTTGTCCTGCAAGTCCAGGAGCCAAACGCTTAAGCAAGTCCACCTGCTCCGGCGAAAGTGTCTTGCGGTCACGGTGGTACCAATCCGCAACCTTGACTCCGCCGCCGTAACGACCTCGAACAGTTTCAATCGGATATGAGCAAGCGAGGACTTCGAGATCCGTGCGGATGGTACGCTCGGTCACGCCGAACTCTTCTGCCAGGTTCTTGACCTGGTCATGTCTCCGCTGGCTCAGTACATCTAAAATGGCTTCTCGCCGTTCTGTTGCAGTCATCGCTTGCTCACCTCCCTTCGTCCGTTCTGTGATTCAAATGATAGAAGTTAAAGCGGAAGGGTAATTTCCGCTTTAAAAAAGTTTTGCGAAAAAGTTTTGGAACAAAAAAAGACGGCCAGGGAACACCCAAAACTGGGTATTCATCCTGGCCGTCTCGCAGCTCTGTGGATGGTTATGCTGTTTTAATCACTTTTTCTGAAGTCGTTGCCACTGTGCCATCCGGCATAAACTGGATGGTTGTCCTCATGCCGTTCCGCACGATTTCCACGGCTTTATCCTCTGTATCGACCATGCACACCAGTTTCCCAGCGGCATCTCTCACTGCGTCCATACGGATCACTCCTTTCGTAAGTTTGTTAGCTAACTTGCTTACACTAAATTTAAAAATATATGCGGGTGCGTGGTGCAACCCGCATAACTTTTTTTCATGTGAGCCCGATTGCCTTTCGCTGATATTATAGTACCAGAGTTCCGGCACTCCGTTTAAGAACGGAAATCGGGAAAAATCATAATTTAGGGGTGGGCTGGTTCTGATACAGGGTATCGTACAGCTTACGCACATACCGAATCCTGGCAGGTGTCCACTCCTTTTCTTTATAGATAGTTTTGATGTCATAGTGCTGCCGCAGATACTCCGCCCAATCAGCCGGGGTGGTCTGCTCTCTGAATATCGTGACAAACGGCACATCATTTACAGTGAGTGACCATTTGACCTCATACTTCAAATTATGATAAGCAAAAATCTTAAAACGTAAGTATTCCAAATCTGTACCATCGTACAGGGAAGGAACTAAGTCCAATCGTTTTTTTATAAAGCGGTTATGCGTATGGATCATAGTGTGCAAATCACATAGCCGAAGCACATCATTACAATCACAGCAAAGCAGAATCATATCCTCTTTGCGGACTTCCTTACACTTATGTTTTTCTGCTTCCACAGCGCAGGAATAGAATAGTTCTACATTATATTTCCATTCGAGAACATACAGAGCAATGGTGGCAAAGACCCGTTCCTCTTCCAGCCTGTCCAACAGGGAGTGGGTAAGCTGATCATACTGCTCCATGTAGCTGATAAACTCTGAGTTTGAAATCTTCTTTACCTTGCAGATGCGTTTACTGATAATTGCTTTCAAAACAGGATAATCCGCCATCGTGGACAGCTCAAAGAACTGCATGGGAGTGATCTTATGCCCAACCAGCTTATTTTCGATACCTTCCATATCGTCTGGCAGTAAATCTGGGTGACCTGCTCCCAAGCTCTTTACCATGTTCTCATACTGGATATTACGGTAATGCTGAGCATATTTCAGCATCCGCTGGTTTCTCATTCGTATATCGTCAGAGTCTTTCGAACCCTCCTCCACGTAAGAGCGAAGGGATGCTCTCGGTTCGGACTCATAGTATGCGTCCCTAATTTGTTCCATCATGATGCAATGACGTAACTCTTTAAAATCAAACGGCTGTGCATCCAGCTCTACTCGAAGTAACTGGTCGCTCATAGTCGATATCCCAGCATCCAGTAGTTGCGTTACATAGTCCATCGACATATGGGCGCCTCCTCTCATTCCATCAAATCAAGAAAATCGAATACTGCGGAGCCTTGATACTGTACATCTGCTCCAACAAGCCCCAAGGACTTTAATCTGTATAAAGCCGCCTCGTGGGAAACATTGAATGTTTCAGAAACGGCATCCGCCATGAAATAGGAAAGAAGACCCGGATTGTTGCCGCTGACCTTCTTGCGTGTTTCTTCTGCCACCTTATGTACCATTGCTTTCGGCATCAGAAACGCCGAGGACATGGCATTGGCCTGCCATTCCATCCAGTCATGATCATCCCAGAACTTGCGATCCTTCTGACCGACCTTAGAGCTGTCAGTACGGCACTGAATCATGGCAACTTCCGAAGAGTCAAAAAGGGACAGTTGGTTGCGGTCATAACTGAAGTACGGACCGTGCAGCACTCCGTGACCTGCCGCCTCATGTCCCATTGTAAATCGATAGCGATGCTCCTGGTTAGACTCCAGAAGTGTATTATCGATGATGATGGTGCCAGCCTTGGCACTGATGTACTCGGCCTCGTTTTTATCAGGATTAAAGACAACGACCTTATTAGTATCGTTGAACACCGTCATTCCGAGGTAAACCCCGCAATGAGATAAATACTGGTAATCCTGCTCCATGCCCAGGTAGTTCTGGGCAAACAGATCCACATCCAGTGGCTGGGGATTAACCATCGCATCCGGGCAGAAATCGTAGACCAGGCGTTCACCAAGATCATCAATCTGCTTACGGCTAAGAACCGGAACTCCGGATCGTTTTCTGTTGATATTGAGTCTAACCATAAATGAGCATTTACCCCTTCCGCTTCTTTAAGTCTTCCACGAACTGCATCCATTCCTGTTCGCCAGCGTCCAAATCCCGCGCCGTTCTCAAAGCGGCACTGACATAGTCTCTCTGCATGATGTAGTCTGGCAGGTCTGGTGCAACAGAGTTTCTCTTCTTTCCAGCGAGGTCATACATCAAAGCGTTGTCCTCTGGGGAAAGTCCAAGAATGTCAGACAGAAGCTCCAGCTTCTCCATGTCAAAGGGATTTCGGCGGTCTTTCTCTACATCGCTCAAAAACGGTGCAGAGCAGTCCAAGAGTTCAGCCATTTTCCGTAGAGTGATTTGTTTTTCTTCTCGTTTCGTCTTAATAAATTCTCCAAAATTAGCGTATGTGTTCATAATTTTCACCTTTACTTTTATTTGTCCACTCATTATTAAACCCAGTTACATAAAATATCATTTCTATGGGTGCCTCCACTTTCGGACAATATGTTGGCGGTGTACGCAAATTTGCTTGTTCGCTAACTTGCTTACACTCATTATATGAGTTTTGCGTAAAGGTGTCAACCCCATATCGCTAAAATGTTTTATCGCCCCATCACACCAGGCATAACTACTTTGTCCCGGTTATCGAATGGCATCTTCAGATCACCCAACAGACAAGCCTGGAACACTGCTCTTTTCCCGAACCGCCGCCGAATATCCTCAATGCAATCATCCAGTCTATCCAGCCGTTCCAACTGTCGCATATCTGTGAAAAGGTCGATCTGCTCCGGCTCGTTCTTTGGTCGGAGATTGATAGCCCGAACGGTTACAGCCCGGACAGGCATTATCCAGCGGTAGTTGTCACGGAAAATCTGAATGGCTTTATTGGCAATGACCGTTGGGCTTTGTGTTGCCAGGGGGAGAGGTGCTTGGTACTGACGAAATCCCAGATCGTTACTACGAATACTGATCTGCACGCCACTGGCTTTCAGCTTGTGGATGCGGAGTCGATGACCAATATCCTGCGACAGCTCCAGCATCACTTTCCAAACTTCATCTTCATTTTCCAAATCCGCCGTGCAGGTGATTCCGTGTCCGACCGACTTGATTGGTGAAACAAAATCCTTATGCATGACCGGGCTATCGTCCAGTCCTGCTGCCGACCGCCACAAACCAAGACCGTTCACACCCAGCAAGCGTTTCAAAAACTGGGGATCAGCATTGGCGATGCCACCTATGGTGGTGATGCCGTACTGTTCCAGCTTGGCGGTCGTTGCTCTTCCGACAAAAAGAAGGTCTGAAGCGGGCAACGGCCATATCTTCTCTTTGAACTCAGCCTTACGAATTTCTGTAATCGCATCCGGCTTTTTCATGTCGCTACCCAGCTTGGCAAACATCTTATTAAAAGAAACACCGATGGAAACAGTCAGCCCCAGCTCTTCTTTTACCGTCTGGCGGATGCTCTCTGCAATCTCCATGCCAGAGCCGCATACACTTCTACTGCCACCAACATCCAGCCAGCACTCATCCATGCCATACGGCTCCACCTGGTCTGTGTATCTCTGATATATGTTCCGGGCCAGTTCCGAATATTTGAGGTACTGCTCATATTGCGGTTTGACCATGATGAGGTCGGGGCAGCGTTGTCTTGCCTCCCAGTTGACCATCCCAGTCTTTACTCCGGCCTTCTTCGCCAGCTCCGATTTGGCAAGGACAATACCGTGGCGGTTCTCGGTACTGCCACACACCGCAACTGCCTTTCCACGCAGAGAGGGATCCAGCATCATCTCCACCGATGCGTAAAAGCAGTTCATATCACTATGTAAGATTGTTCTTTCACCCAACTTCATCACCTTCCTTTGAAAACTTCATCTTTCCCTATTGACAAAGTGAAGTTGCGCACATATAATCGAGTTATAACTTCATCAAACTTCATTCGCATAATAACACCAGAATGAAGTTGCGTCAATAGTTCTGGTGAAGTTGATGAAGTTACGGAGAGAAAATTATATGAAAGGAAGGCTACTATGACTTTTTCCGACAAAATTAAAGTATCACGGGAACTCTGCAATTTGACCCAACAGCAGCTTGCTGACAAAGTCGGTGTATCTAAGCGTACTATTGCTTCCTACGAATCCACCGATGCACGAGCGCGATCTTCCACTATGCGTAAGCTGGCGGTGGCACTGGGTGTTTCTTATGATTATCTGGCAAACGATGAAATTACCGACCCACAGCAGGGAATCGAAAAAATGACCTACATCGAAACAGCCAGACAGCAGTTCGGTAACAAAGCTGCAAATGAAGTGGACGAGCTTCTGGAGCGCAACGCTGCTCTCTTCGCTGGTGGCGAACTGAGTGAGGAAGCCAAAGACGCATTTTTCACTGCTGTGACCAAAGCCTATCTGGAATGTAAGGAGCAGGCAAAGAAAACCTACGGACGGAAGAAGTAATCCAAATTATAGGACACACGATCCTGTATAATTAGAAGTGGGTACAGAAAAGAGGGATCTGAATGAACATGGATTATATCTGCCGAGAGGTAGAAAAGCTAAAGAAAAAATACCATGAAACAGACCCGTTCAAGCTGTGTGAGGATATGGGCATCATTCTGCTCCATACACCGATGGGAACTTACCCAGGAGCCTGTAAAGGCTTCTTTCTGACACAGAGCCGTAAACGCTCCATCACTATCAATAGTGATCTTCCAGAGTCGATCCAACGGATTATCGTCACACACGAGCTGGGTCATGCCGTTCTCCACGCAAAGGCTGTGGGGGTCAAGGCATTTCACGATTTTGAATTGTTCGACAGCACATCGCTCATGGAATACGAGGCAAACATCTTTGCAGCGGAATTTCTCATGGACGATGAGGATGTTCTGGCAAAATTGAATGATGATATTTCCTTCTTCGGAGCCGCCGCACTGCTACGGGTGCCCCCAGAACTACTTGACTTCAAGTTCCGGCTCATGAAAAGGAATGGATATAAAGTTATCGATCCGCCGCTGATGGCGAACAGTAACTTCTTAAAAGATGTAGAAACCAATATAACCACTGACTACTAACAGGCAGGCAAGGGAGGTCAGTCAGTATGAATAACATAAAAGTTTATGTGGATGTAATCGCCCAATTCAACAGCGAAGGCGTGTTGATTCCTCTCAGCCTGACCTGGGAGGACGGAGAAAAATTTGATATTGACCGTGTCACGGACATCCGACAGGCAGCTGCTATGAAGGCCGGCGGACAAGGTGACAGATATACGATTTGGGTCAGAGGTCGGCAGAGCTATCTGTTTTTTGAACGCAACCACTCTCTGACTGGGAACAATCTGGGACGCTGGTTCGTGGAACGGCGGACAGCATAAGGGGGGTACTGTATGCAAATCTATGAGATGAACACGAAAGACATTAAGAAACTGTGCTATAAGGACATCATGTTCTTTATGCTTGCAGAAGGTGGCGCAATGGGAGAACCCGGAGCTGTCAATATCATCACTAAGGGCAAAAATGGCGTACAGGTACTTCACGCCAATTACTGCTATAGTGATTTCAATATGGACAAGCTGGCAGAGGTATTCACCCCGCTCCAGACATTCGATTGCGGCATATTCGGCAATGTGTCTGGTGTTGCTCCTGGCTGGAATCATGTTTACCTTGGTGCTGGAAATCATCTCCTTGTACGGGACTGTGTTTTTGAGCAGTTCATGTCATCGGTCGATGGCAAATCGGAACCAGAAATCTATCAGAGCTATATGGACATAGCTCTTAAACTACTTGCGGAGGAAACACATGGATAGTAAAGAAAAACGCCAGCTCCTCCAGAATCTCATTGACGCTGATCCCTTTTCGGTAACCAGCTACTATGAAACTTTGGAGAACACTGGCGATATGAAATATAACTATGGCGATTATCTTATCACTGAGCCGATTGATTGCGATATGGAACTGGCACGATTGAAAGATGCAGATTATGAACTGTGCAGCGTTCTGCTTACAATGCTCCTGCGAGAAGATCATTTTAGCAACGGCTCCTTTGAAAGCCGCTACCGTACCGGACAGGTTAAGCCTATCGTTGAGAAAATGATAATGTTGCTCTCTTCCGGGGAATAGGAGGTACCAATGGCAACGCTTGAATCGTATGACCGAGAGATACATAGTATTTTCCAGCTTCTCGGTGATAAAGAAAACGACATCACTCTTAGTATGTCCTGGGCATTAGCTCAATGCTCAGAGTTCCTGAAAGCAGTGGTACAACATATCTGCGGACTGGTTCCTGACACGGATACAGTGATGGTTATGAATCAGAAATACGATGCCGCTACTGGCATCACAGATATTGAAGTTACAGACGAACAGAGCTTCCACATTATCTTTGAAGCAAAACGTGGCTGGATTTTGCCGGGTGCAGACCAGCTTACGAAGTATTCTGTGAGACTCGCATCATCCAAGGCAACTATCAAACAGATCGTAACCTTGTCCGAATGCACACAGACCTATGCGGCATCCTATCTGCCGTTCACCGTTGCTCCCAACGGTATACCCGTTTCACATCTTTCCTACAGGGAAGTATATGAAATGGCTGGCGATGCCAGGACAACATCGAACCACGCACAGAAGCATCTCCTTGCGGAGTTCTGTGACTACTTGAAGGAGGTAATGACCATGCAGAAGAAAGATTCCAATATGGTATATGTCGTTGCGCTGGGAACCACAAAGCCGGACGGCTGTGACATCACATGGATTGATATCGTAAAAAATCATAATAAGTATTTCTGCCCTGTGGGTGGAAACGGCTGGCCGAAAGAGCCACCAAACTACATAGCGTTCCGCTACTATGGACAGCTCCAGTCCATTCACCACATCGAAAGCTATACCGTGACTCGGAATATGCACGATGAAATCCCAGAAATGCCGGACGAGATATGGGGTAATGACTGCTACATCTATCATCTGGGACCGGCTATCGTTCCTGGCAAAACTGTAAAAACGGGAAAGATTTTCAAGAATGGTCGAGTATGGGCAATGCTGGATACACTCCTTACTTGTGATTCCATCAGCGAAGCTCGTGACTTAACACAGAGCAGGCTGTAGCTTTGGGGGTTAAATTGAAATGATAGCAATTGTGTGTGTAGATGATAATATGGGAATGATGTTCAACCATAGGCGGCAAAGCCAGGATTGCATTTTGCGAGAACGAATCCTACAGAAATTTGCAGGTAGACACCTGTGGATGAATCACTATTCTGCAAAGCAGTTCGGGAACGATGCCCAAATTAACACAGATGAAGCCTTTCTAAATGAAAGTGCGCCAGACGATATATGCTTCGTAGAAGATACACCACTGGCATCGTATGAGCAGTGGATTGATAAAATCGTACTTTACAAATGGAATCGTACCTACCCGGCAGATGTGCATTTTGACATTCCGTTAGCAGAACATGGCTGGCATCTGGTATCCACAGAGGACTTTGCAGGGTCTTCGCATGAAAAAATTACAGAGGAGGTTTATGAGCGGTGAACAAAGAAAAAACACTACAGTTACTAAAAACGGGTGGGGCCTGGCTGTTCGTAGCTTTCTCCGTACTGATGGCTATCGGTGCAGGTGTCTGTGTCGGCAGCGTGCTTTTGGTCGTAACAGCAATTTTAGCTTTGCCAGTCAAGCCTATTCAAAATATCTGGGATAAAGTCCTGGGTGTCAAGGATCTGCCAGAATTATCAGATCAAGAGCAACCCAAATGGTGGCAAATAAAAAGGAAAAATGACCGAAGAAAATATGCTGCGGCAAAAAAAGACCGAACACAGCGTAAAGCCATTAAGCCAGTAATCATCTTTGTGGCATTCTGCATTTCCTTCTCGACTGCTATGGCATCAAGTGAAACACCCACTACGCCACCGACCGAATCGGTTACTGCAAGTGAAAGTGAAGCGCCTCCGGCTGACAAATCGGATATAACAGTTGCATCCGAACCAACCGAAGAACCTACAACAGAGCCTGCTACGGAACCTACGGAAACAGCTACTTCTGAACCCACTGCGGCACCTACATCCGAACCAACTGTAGCAAGCTACTCTCTTGCTGATATTCCTGCATACTCAGGTACCCCGTATGTCGCGCTAAATAACAATATTCCGTACTTTACAGATGCGGATTTTACTACGACATCTTTCGAGTCCTATAGCTCTTTGGACAGCCTCGGTCGTTGCGGCGTGGCTTACGCCAATGTGGGGCTTGATACTATGCCTACTGAGAAACGTGGTTCTATCGGACAGGTGAAGCCTTCTGGTTGGCACACGGTCAAATATGATATTGTGGATGGTAAATATCTTTATAACCGTTGTCATCTCATTGGTTATCAGTTGACCGCTGAAAATGCAAATACCCAGAACCTTATTACTGGCACACGATATTTAAATGTCGAAGGAATGTTACCATTTGAAAACATGGTGGCTGACTACATAAAAGAAACAAACAACCATGTGCTATATCGTGTTACCCCTATTTTTGACGGAAACAACTTGATAGCAAATGGCGTTGTGATGGAAGCAGAATCCGTAGAGGATAAGGGTGAGGGCATCCTCTTCTGCGTATATTGCTATAATGTCCAGCCTGGCGTAGTCATCAACTATACAACTGGTGACAGCCAGCTGGATGGAACTGTTGCAGCAGAAACAACGCCAACTCCGGCCCCCACTGAAACGCCATCAGCAGTTGCACCTGCATCCCCGGCACCTGTTGAAAGTCAACCACAGGGGCAGACCTATGTGCTGAATACCAACACACGAAAGTTCCATAATCCGAGTTGCTCCAGCGTAAAAAAAATCAAGGACGGTAACCGCCAGGATTATACAGGAAGCCGTGATGATGTGATTGCAATGGGATATGATCCATGCAAGAAATGCAACCCTTAAATTCTATTACTACTCGGAAATGCAACAAAAGCGAGGTAGCTCAAATGCTATCTCGCTTTTGTTGTAGGAATCTACTAATTAAAATTGTTTTTCTCTTTATATGCAGTGTGCAATCTTATGGCACGTCTAATTTGGGAGCGTACACTCACGGAAAGTACTTTAAACGCACTTTCCTGATTGAGTTTAAACAAATATAAATCCGCATCGGTAAAATCGTTTGCTGACAAAATACTTTCTGCACGCTTACATCTGGACACAACATCTCTTGCGGCTTTCGGAGTATATTTCAGCTCTTTGGTGAGCCAATCCACAAATTCTGATGCATTTTCGGTAAAATTCATTGTTGAACCTCCTCAATATAAGCAAGAAGTGCTCGTGCCACAAATTCTGCAAGTTTCACAGGAACGGCATTTCCAATCATTTGCTCCATATCTGTTTTACTACCTTCCCATTGAAATGTATCTGGAAAAGTTTGAATCATCGCTCTTTCACTCGTAGTTAATGCACGGACTTTATCATTCAGTGGGCAAGCATCATTAGGATGCCCCGGATACCCCTTGGGGACTGGGCGATTTACGCCTCTCATGGTTGGTGCGGGTTCATCAATAGAAAAAATTGCTCGACGATTGTAGTTGCGTGGATGTCTGTAATAATATTCAAAATCCAGTTTATCTCCAAAATATTCACGTAGTGTTGTAGCATGATCAGAAACGCGTTGTTGAATAATATCACTAACTGCATCGTCCCGACCGTCTCTGATACCAATGCAGAAAAAACGCTTCCGTTTTTGCGGAACCCCACAACGGCTTGCATCAAGAACAATCTCTGTCAATCCATATCCACTTTGTTTAAAAATCGCACGAGCTTCCGCATAAGCATTGCTCTTTTGAGCCCGATCAACATTCTCCATAACAAAATATGCTGGGCGTATTGCACTAATAATTTTTGCATACGATTCGGTTAGACTTGCGCGAGTTGATTCTATTCTTTTGCCTGCGTGAGAAAAATCCTGGCACGGTGGTCCACCAATAATCAAATCTGGCGAATATTTTTTTATTGCAATAACTGCATTTTCAGTATCAGACAAATCTTGTTTAAATACTGGATGTGTGAAATTTAGTTCGTAGCATTTGGCTGCTTTGTCCCAGAATTCATAGGCTGCACATATATTGATGCCTGCATTCTGAAAACCAAGGGATAATCCTCCGCACCCTGCAAACAAATCGACCGCTGTTAACATTGCTGTACCTCTATTCAAAAGCAAATTTATGTGTTATAATTTAAGATGTGAATTTGTAGCTTCTACAGCTGCACTCATTATAATTCAAAACCGCAAAGGCGTCAAGTGTTTGACGTCTTATATAAAAAGGAGGGTTGACAATGTCTTCAGGCTTATTTGGAATTGAGCATTCCAATAGATCTGCTAACGACCATTGGGGTAAAAATTGCTTCAATTCAAGTTTCCCTGCGGCAACAGCAAATTATATGCTGGAAAATGACATCCCCGCAATTTATATAAAGCTGGAGGAAGTCAACGGTAAATTAAAGGTTGTCGCATCGGAACTTCCAATTCGTGATGTCTTCTGCTGTGGTGATAGGCAACTTAATCAATTATACTACTCTTTTGAATCTGTATTTGAACCTTACCAAGAGTACTCTTTTGATCCGATTGATGGCATCGATCTTGTAATAAAAGATGTTCAAGGTAACTATTTATCGCCACTCGAAGTCAAATTGACAGTTCTACCAGATAATACTACATATAAAAAACCAGAGGATCAATGGGGATCTGAAATGGTTATTCGCTCTGCAACAACCTCTTACTGTGCTTTAGGAATGTACGATGCAGTTAAAACTGATGCTCACGAAGTACGAGAAATATTCGAAGACGCTTGTTCTTCCATACAAAGTTGGGACAACGACTTTGAAATGACGCATAAAATCCCTAATCTTTGCCACGCCATTGACGAGTTCCAGGCAAAATACTATCAATGTCAAAAACCGCTTCTCATGCAGACTTTATGGAAAACTCAAGGAAAATCTCCGTTGCTGGCCGCTAATGCGTTTGACATTGTTGTATGGAGTGATTACGCTTTTTCACGCTTATTTGTAGACAGCTCATATGAAGTTTCTTCAACTATGAGTCGCCCCATGCGTGCCTCAGCCCGATTAGCCCGTTGTCTCTGGGAATTAAGTAAATCTGGAAAGATTAGAGTTGTTGATATTTATCGGCAGATGGCATTTGGAAACCAAACTGATAAAGAGTTTTCCGTTCCGGGAAATAAATGGAAAACTTACGTTTCCAGTCCAAGAACCGCGCATCCTATTCTTCCCAGAGAGGCTGTTAATAGCATAATCGAGCAAGGCTGTATCGAACGACTAAGCCCTGAACGCCGTTTCGATCAAACGCTTTATTTTACTGTTCGCAACCAAGAATGA